CAAGGTCAGCAAGGCCAAGGTCAGCAAGGCCAAGGTCAGCAAGGCCAAGGTCAGCAAGGCCAAGGTCAGCAAGGCCAGTCTAATGGTCAAGGTCAGAAGACTCAACAGAACCCCACCGGAAAAGGTGCTCCTAGAAAGATTGTTGATGGCGAAGGCGGAAGATTTAATGGTGCCGCTGGCAGCACAGGTCGCAATGGCGTCGGCAAGCCTATCTTCACTCAGAAGGCTGTCGAGGAAGCCAAAGCCAAGCTTGCTGCTCAAGGAACTGTTAGCAACACTCCTAGCTTTGCTAATATTCCTACAATCAATTCCGAGCAGGTCATTGCTAAGTGGGAAGATTTCTGGAAAGAAATGGACACAGAAACCAAGAACGGCACCGCATACGGTACCGCTTCGATGACCCCCGAAGATGGCTATTCTTACATCCAGAGGACTCACAAATCCTATATCATGAACCTTGTTCAGCAGTTCAACATGAGGAAAGCTGCTGATCAGGCTTCCCGTGTAAAGATTTCCGATTCGGGTGTTATCAATGTCAATAAGTTGGCTTTCTATAAGCTGACGGATGATATCTTCAAGCGGAATCAGACCACGAAGGACGGCAAGAATCACGGCTTCGTGATGGTGATTGACTGGTCTGGCTCCATGCAGGGCATCGTGAAGGATATCGTCGAACAGGTTATTTGCCTTTGTATTTTCTGTAAGCAAGTTGGCATCCCGTTTGAAGTCTATGCCTTCAGCGATAACAGCATTCCTGTTAGGAAGTTCAGCACTCTCCATCAAGCCAATGGGCTTGCTAAGCCAGGTGCCTTTAAGACCAACGATATGTTTATCTCGGCTTTCTCCCTGATCAACTTCCTTTCTAGCAAGATGCCTAAGAGAGAGTTCCAGAAGAGAGCGGGGGAAATCTTTAACATTGCCTGTGCCATGAGCAAGGGGCATAGCACTAAGGATGCTGCTCTTCCTAAGCGGACTGTTTCTACTGTTCCTTCTATTCTTGCCATGAACGGTACCCCGCTTGACGAAGCCATCGTGGCTCTCTACGACCTTGTTCCCAAGTTCCAGAAAGCCAATAACATCCAGATCGTGAATACCATGATTCTGACCGATGGCGAAGGCTATTCTGGTATGACTAGAGGCAAGTATAACTCCGCTGGTAAGATTTCTTCCATGAATAGTCATCTGGTCATTTCTAATCCCAAGACGAAAACCAACACGGACATGACTACCTGTAATCTCAACTTCACTGGCTTCCTCGTTCAAGAGTTGAAGGAAGCTACTGGATGTAATACTATTGGATACTATCTCGTCGGGGACGCCAATAGTGCTAAGTATTGGATTGAATCTCATAGCGGAAAGAATGATAATACCAAGAAGATTGTGGCTGACCTCAATACCAACTGCTGTGCCCGTATTTCTTCCTATGGCTACGACGCCTACTTTGTGTTGAACGCTGGAGCTATCAACGGCGGAAACTCTGTTCTTGACTTCGGCAATAATACCAACTTGGATGCTTCGGGAGCTACTAAGATCCTTGTCGATAATGCCATGAAGAACAAGAGCCGCAAGGTCTTCCTCAGTAATTTCATCTCCATCATCTCCAAGAACTTCACTGAAACGGACAAGAAGATGGTTGTGAAGAAGTCCCGCTAATAACTAAAGAATAGGCTAATAACTAAAGAATAGTTTGTCAGGACCGGACGAGGTTATCAATACCTCGTCCGGTCTTTTATTTTTATTTTGTTTTCCATGTCCCAAGGACACGGAATTATTTGATCCATTTGACACCAGATTTTCAGAGCATATAATCTATTCAGAAGTTTCAGAAACGATTGAAATCCATGAAAATGACACTTACGAGGATAGTAGAACAGGACAACGGATTCATTGGTTTCCCTGCTGACGACGAGGATTTGGACAGGAGAAATATGGTATTCCAGATGTATGGATACCCCGGTCCTACTCAACCACCTCAAGGCGGAGGTAAGGTATGATACAGGAGATTCTAGACGAAGCCTTATACTACAGCCCGTTTCTAACCGGAAAACAGTTTGATGCTATTATATTAAAAGCTGCTCTAAAAACAGGATCGGATTCGATATCATTGAAATATGTTGAGCATATCCGAAATATCTTAGTAAATAACTTCTCCTGTGATTATTCAGAACTTACAAATAAAAGTTGTTTTTTGAACTATGATTTCCTGAAAGGACGGGTGGACTTCTACGATATTCCTACTTTTGCGTATATAACACTCTATAATGGGCTTTCTGGTCCTCCTTATGTTGTTTCTACAACCAGTTTTAAGTTGAGAATAGATCATCGACTGCTCCCGAGGTTCTTAGAGCAATCTACCATAAATACAAATGAAGAATATAGGAACACGGTCCTCGAAGTACGAGGAAAGCATCCACCGGAAAAAAGAATAGTTTGCGGAAGAAGATTAGCGTTTGCTACAAAGCTGTGCCCAGATATAGTCGCTCGATCACCCACTAATGTAGAAACTGTTACTATGGAAACATACATATTTGATTTATCAAACAGCATAAACTATAATGATAGGCTACTTCTAATCCATATTAGGACTCCCACCGGAGTTTTCATCATGGAGATAAGCGATATTGATCCTACGAGTATATGGGTGGATAAAAAATTCTACGCAGACAATCCACAAATCCCAAATTTTATCGATTGGCTAAAAGAAGGACTGCTGGATAATATGACCATAGAGCAAGTCTATAATCATATAAGAAATAAACTATTCTATCCAGAGACAGAAGATGTTGACTCCGACTATTGTAAGTGTATCATATATACATGTAACAAACAAGAAATCATTCACTCTGAATCTTCTTCTATATCTATAAATCACGAAAATTGGTATATTTAGGGAATATGGTCCAAAAGGTCATAGGGCGCAGGCCTCATAAGCTTGAGATTCTGGTTCGATTCCAGATATTCCTATGTTGAGTTTGTAGTTCAGTGGCAGAACAGGAATCTCTAAAATTCTATGCGTGGGTCCGATTCCCACCAAACTCATTATTGTCTTCTGAGCTTGTAAGGCTAAGCACCTGACTCTTAATCAGGAGAACAGAGTTCGATTCTCTGAGGAGACACTTTAACCCTTTATAGGAGGTATTATATGAGTTAGGAATATGTATACGTATTTGTTAGGAAAGACCTGAGTTATTCTCAAATTTGTGTTCAAGCAATCCATGCGGTTATTGAACATTGTAAGAACTTTTCTCCGTATGAGAATGTACACCCAAACGTGATTGTTTTCGAGATAGAGGATGAAAAATCCTTAATATTAGAAATGAATAAACTATCAAACAAAGGGGTAGATCTGGTTCCTTTCTACGAACCGGATATAAACAACAGATTAACATCATTCGCATGTAAGACTGTTTCTGGATTAAACAGAAAGACATTTTCAAAATATAAGCTTTTAGGAGAAAAGAAATGAACGATGTAAATGTAGGATGCGTAGAAATCGGTACCGCTCACGAAGGTAAGTATGGTTTTTACTGCGTAGATAAGACTACTTGGAATAAGATAAAGGTTATTCGCAAGCATTTCTATAGAACTTTAACAAAGGCTCATGCTTGGCAAAGGTATTACTCTAAAGCTAAACACAACAGAAAAGGTATTGCTCCAGAGCTTTCTCCAGTCGACCTGGTCTTCTGCGAGCAGCTACCAACATTCGAATACGTAAGAACCCCTTGGTTCCCTAAGAAATATCTTCAAACCCAAAAAAATCATGAAACCTATTTGAATGTGGATATTCGAATAGTGGAAATCATGGAAGTGGCCAGGATGAACTGGGCAACCAAAGAAGTAGCTGAAAAGTTCTCTTTGACCAAGGTTCAGCTAGATTCTGGTCATATGTGTGGTATGGGATATTATGTTAATATGATGTATGATAAGATAACACAAGCCTTAAGATAACCTTTATTCAGAAGCGATAGAAATATCGCTTCTTGATTTGACTTTAGAGTTTAAGAGAGTATAATATATTATGAAACTCGATAGATTAGAGATTGAAAGATTACAGTCCAATTTAGAAGCTTCAAAGCAAAAGTTAGGAAGAGACCGAGCAGCCCTTAATGGACTCATTCTCGAAAGAACAAACGAAGTGGTGGGGGTGATAATTACTACTTTGGGGTATAAAGCATATGACAACAAGGGTAATATGCTTTTTGCTTTCTCGGTTAATTGTCATTGCCAAGAATGCTATGGTGGCGATCCTGATTATAATACGCATGATTGTATGTTCGATAATTTGGAGGGTGCTATAAACGAGGGAATATATATTCTTTATAGCACCGGCTCCAAAAAATGGGACTCCTTGTCTACGGGAAAACATGATTATAAAAAATCTGGAATACCGAAAGAATTTCTATACATGGACGACGAAGATATAAAAGCACATCTAGAAAAACAAATACTGGCTTCCAAAATAACCCAAGAAAAGCGCAAAAAGACAACAGAAGGAAAAAAGCAGGAAAAAGAAAAAGTCAAGAAAGCTGCTTTGGCTAAACTGACTGATGAGGAAAAGAAGATTTTGGGAGTTAAATAATGTCCAGAAAAAAGAAACCTTTGTCCACTGTAGTACCAATTAGATTAGAAATTCCAAGTGAAGATTTTGATCCCGAAAATCCACAAAGAGCAGATTTGCGTACAGAATATATTACTATAGAGAATTTAATAAATTTCCTGGATAAAAAAGGAATTACGAAAGAGATGTACGGCTCTGTCACACTTACTATAGGAACAGAAAGATTCGGAGAACATTCTCATCTACTCATAGAATATGATAAAACTTTAAGTCCAGAAGAAATCAAGGAATTGGAAAAGAGAGAAGAGGAAGAGGAAGAAAGAAAACTTAAGGAATCTGCGGAAAGAAAAAGGAAACTGGCTGAAAAGAAGAAAAAGAAGGAAGCCGTTATTTCTAAGCTTTCTAAGGAAGAAAAAGAATTGCTAGGAATTAAGCAATGATATCCGAAGTCAGAAAAGGATTAAGAGAAGCCTGTAAAATGGCTCCTAAAATATTAGCAAAGTGGCCAGAATGGAAAATAAAAGTAGTAACTCGCCAAACTACGACTCCGTGCAAGCCCTAAAAAATGCTGGTGTTGTCGTTAAGCCTATAGCAGAAAAAGTTCTTAACAAACTGGACTGGGGTATATGGAAAGCCGATATAGCAAGAAATACTATTGAAAATAAACCTTCTATTCTACAGAGACTAAGGAATTTGGTGTATAAATAGTATTGTTATGCTTCAGTCGTATAGTGGTATTACGGTGGCTTTGTATCCCACCTACAGGCGTTCGATTCGCCTCTGAAGCTTTACTCGCTTTGCGGGAACCGGGATCAGACCCGAGCATCGAAAGATTGGTGTCAAGGCCGCTCAAGCCGTTGCCAGGAGTAGATCAAGTACCTAGATAGAGCGACTATCTGAAATATTCTTTAACCCGAGAAGTTAAGGAAAGAAGTAGGATAGGACTTTCGAAGCATTGAGTCATTGGCTGATTGCCTGCCTTCCAAGCAGGTTTAAGGGGGTTCGATTCCCCCATGCTTCTTTACATTATGTTTATTCGACTTTAATATGGGAGAAGAGGTGATTACATTCACATAATTCAAATATAATAAACCACAAATAAATCATAATCAAACAAAAATTAAAGGAAATATATGACTAATAAAACTCAAGAAATTAATACAATCGAAGACGCAATCAATAACTTTTCTAAAATCGTGGATTCCTATTCGGAATCTGTTCCAGCTATAAAGGAAACTACTCTAATTAATAGAGTGGACAATCTAGCTAAATCACCCATTCCTGCTCCTAGATCCAAGTCAGACATGGACCTATACATGAGAACAGCGGAAGCAAAGGGCACCGCAATAGTAAACGGCATTAATGAAGTCATGGCTACTAAGCTAATGGCTCATTATCCTGTTTTATCGGAAGACATTCTAAAGCTGGAAAGACACTTAGTATTGGGTAAGACCAAACCCGGTGCTAGTACATCTTTTGCTGGATTTAAGATTATCTCCGACTCGGCTAACAAGAAGGTCGCCGAAGAATTCTTAAACAAACATATTGAAACTAATACCCGAGAAGTTTCAAAAAAGGTTAACCTAAAGACAGGAAAAACCGAAGAAAAGGTAAAGGTCAAGAATAGACACGTTCATAGTTCCAAGGTCATTTCTGGACCACTGTTCCTGTGTGGACCAGTTGGTTCTGAAAGTTGCAACTTCTATTCCAAGAAAACTACAACAGGGAGTAGGTGGAATAGGCGTACCGTAACTACTTCCATCAAGACAAAGGTTCCTAATATTCCTGAGAACATTCTTCGTAAGGAAAAGATGGAATGCATGAACCATTACTATGAGATTTGTGCTGAAATCTATAAGGACAAGAAGCTGCATCCTTCCCTGGAAAACTATGTTCCGGAAACGCCTTCTTTCGAGATTATGTGGATTCCTACGGCTAACTCGATGGACGTTACATCCGAGGTCAAGTATAAGAGAATAGTAAAGGATCCTGTACTTCTCATGAATGTCTTTGGCCGTAAGTTTGTTGTGGCTAAGTGGGATATTAAGGACGAAGAGGAATATGACCATCTCGTTCGTGAGTTTACCGAAGGCAATATCGGTAAGATTTTGGATAAATAATGACTTGATTTGAGATTTTCGCAGCGTATGATATAACGTCATACGCTGTTTTCATTTGAGGGCACCATGGACGATAAAACTAAGAAAGTATTACAAGCCTTAATAGATGCCGTAAGAGAATTGGAAATGCGAGACATGCCAAATATTCCAGGAGATATGGAACCATATGGACTTTATGAAGAAGATATTCTAGAGTTACGAGATTCTATAAACGAATCCATTAAGAAAGCTCAAGATGAACTGGATGGTGCATAATGATTAAAGAAATGCTAAACGCCAGAGAAGCAAAGTCTTTCTTGAAAAGACACGAATCTCTTGTGAAGATTATAAATGATATAGGATTTTGTGTATCCGATGACACAAATAACCACTTATATTCCTATGTCGTCTATCACTCCGCACACACGAACAATATACAAAAATACATACAAGAAGAAATGACTTCAGGATACGCAAAAAAACCAGGACCATATGTTTACGCGTCGGACGAGAAAGAACTTGTATTGATAGTTAGAGGTTTACTACTTACACACGGTAAAAACTTACATATGGACACGAATACTAACTTTTATGCGGAATAAGTATATGGCAAACATCACAAAAAACGAAGTATATGTTATCTACGAGGAAAATAGCAGTGGTGGGGAATCCAAAAGCGATGAAGAATATTCCAGTCGTGAGGACACACACTGCTCCTTTGATGTGGAGGGGGTGTTCATTGGAGAAAATCAAGGCTATATATACACAGAAACCGTAAAGGTGGATTTTGATCCAGATAAGGTAACGGATGTATACGTTGTCTATGGCCGGTATACCACAGGCGATTCCTTTGGAACCACATACGGCAAAGGACATATTTCTGGCGTCTACGATACCTATGAGAAGGCCAAGAAAGCTAAGACTTTGTTAGAAGAAATTTATGGACTCTATCATATTAATTCATCGTTTTCTAGCAAGAAAAACAAACCGCTAAATGACAAGTTGCAGGAATGGTGCCAGCTAAACAATATAAAAGATGCGTCTGTATATTCAGTAGGTCCATGGCATGGATACTTTGAGAGCTTAGAAGAAATCAATATAGAGGTATTTCCCATAAAAAGGTATAAGTAAAATGTGCGTGTCATATTGGTATGAAGGTAAAGAATATCATACCATCAAAGAAATACTGGAATTCATTCCTAGAGAATGTCTGGTTATCCACGATGATATAGTATACAATAATATAACAGATGATTCCTGTCTTTGTGCAGTAGATGCGTTTGCTACTGGTAAGAAAGTTGGAATACCCGTGGTTCAGACAGCTATGTGGTATCACTTCGGAGACAGGGAATGTGCTATAGCCATTAAACAAGAAGAAAGCGAAGGGGAGCTTGGCTGGTATAGACGGGAATAAAGAACCAAAGGTGTTCTTGGCCGGTGCCGGGGGAATAGCCCACACTCCTATAAGTCTCTGTAAAGAGCAAAACGAGGGCATGGTTCAACACGATACTTTCTAGAGGGTATCGGAACCAGCGGGGGCGGTGTATGGAGAACACGCTCGGGGTTTAAGACCGAGAAGAATGGGTTCGAATCCCATCCCTTAGCTTTGGAAGAAAATTGCGAGAATCTGACTTGACTTGATATTTCTGACATATATAATACTACATCAGAAGATTGACTATCGGGTCTGTAGTTCAGCGGCAGAACGGCGCCCTGTTAAGGCGCGTGTCGGTGGTTCGATCCCACCCAGACCCTTTTGGATGGTACAGAAATAATGATGTTCATTACTAAACTTTTAGTCTGGAAAAAAGACGAAATCAAAACAATCAAAAATGGAGATAATATTATAGGGATGGTCGACGCAGGTCGGTGAGGCGTAAGCGATTGCTAATCGCTCGTATCCATATATGGGTACCGTCAGTTCAACTCTGACACCATCCGCTTTGGATGAGACACAGATATCGGTTTTCTGTACTTCCTTGGAAAGGAAGCGTCCCTCAAAGGACTGTTGGTTCGACTCCAATCTCATCCGCTTAATTTAAGGAGTATACATGTTGAGTTATACTGCCATTATATTGTTTGTCGTCTTTGTGATAGGTTTCTTGACAATGATACGTCGTATTCTAGGATTCAAGGACACAACGAATTGCACCTGCAACGATATGTTCTTTGATCCTTGTTGCCCAGAACACGGGCATAGATAAATGTAAGATGACTTTGGAAAGGATCCGGCTGGATCAGGGGACGGTCTTGAAAACCGTTGGATTGTGAAAACAGTCTTGTGAGTTCGAGTCTCACCCTTTCCGTTTACCAACTTAACCTCGCTACCTATCGACCCGGTAGACGCAGGGCCGCAGGCATCTGCTAAAAGCCTCCGTGAGTAACGGAAACACGACGGTGTGGGTGGGTTCGTGGATCACCCTAAGATCCATGCGAGGCCTCGACGGAGGAACTGTTGGTTTATCAGGAGACTAGAAAATGAAGTTGAGACTCAATCCGCATTTGTGGGAAGAAGCGAAAGAAGCAGGTATAGACTTGGAATGGTTATACTTGTTTATATCAAAATTTGAGATAGTAGGAGTTTAGTATGAACGCGGCAGAAGCAAAAGCACAAGCAATATCTAACGAATCTAAACGTATCAAAACAGAACTGGCGATGGTTCGAGAAAAAATACAGGAACAAGTGGATGCTGGATATTTCTGCGTTAGAATCGAACCTAGCGGATTTATTCACCCCGGGGTTTGGGAAATACTAAAGGCGGAAGGATATGCGGTAGAGTCTTCACAGAAAATAATGCAAAGATATAACTATCATCTGATTGAATGGTAGAACTTCTTCCCAGACCTACATACAATAGACGACAATCGCACGGGACTCTAACATAGACGGTAGTGTGCCTGCCTGAAGAGCAGGAAGGCGGGGTTCAATTCCCCGGGGTCCCATTATGAAAACAATAATCGCTGGTTCTAGAAATATTGAAAACGCAAACGCAGTCCAAGAAGCTATCTTGGAAAGTAAGTTTACTATTACAGAAGTAGTTTCTGGTGGAGCAGTTGGTATTGACCAAATCGGGGAAGACTGGGCACGCAGAAATAACGTGAGAATGACTAGGTTCATGCCCGAATGGACTACTTACGGCAAAGCTGCTGGGGTAATACGCAACGGTCAAATGGCTAAGTATGCTGATGCCCTAATAGCTGTCTGGGATGGTAAGAGTAGGGGAACAAAGAATATGATAGATGAAGCAAAAAAGCTAGGATTAAAAGTTTACGTTAAGATAGTCAACTAAATATACGATACACCACCATAGCTCAGTCTGGCCAGAGCTGCTGACTTTTAATCAGTAGGTCGGGGGTTCAAATCCCTCTGGTGGTATTAAACCCCTTTAAAGGAGCCTGAATGAATTATTTTAAGTTTCTGTTCTGTATGATCGCTTGTCTTTGTTTGACCTGTTGTTCTGCTAGAGGGCAATGCCCGCCCGGATATGTAGATATTAATACATCTCTTCCGAGTTACGAACCACCAAATTGGATTGAGCCGGGGGATGCACTATTCAATCCATGTTGGGAAGCGTTTAATGCCACTATAAATTCGATTCTATCAGATTTTATAGCCTGCCAGAAAGAGAAAAGCCCTGCTGGATATCCCTTCTGCACTACAGCAGAACAGAAAAATATGTGCGAATTTATTATGACCGCAGCATTTAACCAAGCCTTTGATGCTTATGTTGACTGTATCTTTACTAACTACCCACCTCCTTCTGACGTAACTCCTCCTCCTGGTATCTCATGCCCCTCAGGATTCAACTGTATTCCTCCTTCAGCAGAAGATGCTTTGACAATCCTTCTTCCGTGGGAGGGATTCGATGAAAATGACGAATGCTATGGAACCTATGTTTACAATATGAAGCTGCTACATAAGTCATATATTAACGGTATTGTTACGTGCGACCATGTAGGGTTCTATTGCTGGAGTTGTACTTGTGTGGAATTCTGGAAAGAGACTTACCAGAACGAAGCCGAAGATCTCTACGAAGATTATCTAAACTGCCTCTTTGGTGCTTAACTTACCATCCAACATGTGTATAACTACACCTGTTGGGTTTACAAGGAGATTCTTATGATTTATGATGAGACCAATTTAGATAATAGCGAATGCCATCTTTTCTTCCCTGGTGATACTTTAGAAGATTGTTACAACATGTGGCATCAAGAAACTCTAAAAATGAATACTGGAGACTGGATTTCTTCTAGCTTACACAGTCCCAATAAGATTAAGATGCTAGAAAGCTTTGAACAATATTGGATGTAAATCCAAGCGGATCGTAGCTCAGAGGTAGAGTAGGGTCTTGATAAGGCCTTGGTCGCAGGTTCAAGTCCTGCCGATCCGATTAGACGGTTTAGATGATTCGAGTTGACTCAAGATTTTTGTTGTCTATAATATATCATGAAATACAACGAATATACTCGACTACGAGAAGAATGGAATAAACAGTTTTCTGAAGCCTATAAAAATCTTCCAAAAGAACCAGAAGCTCCCAGACTTAATATAAACAGAAAGATTTTTATTGCTTTACATCATGGCGGGTCAACAGTAATAGACGGCGATGATGGAAAAGTTTATTTGTCAAAAGAAGAAGCCATAGAAATGGCTAAATGGATTATGGATGTATATTCATGAACAACAAAAAGTATCAAAAAGAATATAAGGAATGGAAACAAAAACAAGACGTTTGGGCTGCGATGGAACCCGATCCTCCAGCGAGACCCGAATTCAAGACGGCAGAAGGTGAGCTTATTGCCTTCCTCAACGAAGATGGTTGTGTTATATTCACACAGATGTTCAGGAATACATTAAATTTGCCTCCCAATGAAATGTTAAGATTTTCTTCTTGGCTGTCGGAAACATTTCACTACGGGTAAACTAATGAAAAGAACTATTCATCCAATGAATGTTGCGGAAGGTGATATCGTTGAATTTATGGAAGATGACTTCCATGGAAAGTCTAACAATTTTATTCCAAAAGGAACAAAAGCAAAATTTCTGGAATGGATTGAAGACGAAGTTTCGGAATACGCCTTAGCAAGCGTAATACCGATAGATACGGATATAGAAGGGTGGATTTGGACAAATCCAAACATTCTTGTTGTTGAGGAATCAGCATGAAAGCAGACGAAGCAAAAAAAGCGGCCATGCACAATAGAGTAGACCTGTCAACCGCACAGTTGAAACATGTTCGAGAAACAATAGGAGAATCCGTTAAACGCGGCAAATTGTATTGCGTAATAGAAGTCATGAATGGAGAACTACTTCCGGGTGCCCAAGATACACTACGGTCGGACGGTTATGCTGTAGAACGAGATACTGGGTGTTGGTCTAAAGCTAGATATTTTGTCAAGTGGGAATGATATAAATAGTGTTAGTCCTGTAGCGAAATTGGCCGTCGCGGCAGCCCTACATGCTGTGTCATTTATGTGGGTTCGAATCCCACCAGGACTATTTCTTGTAGGATATACCAAGTAACTTACATCTCTTTCTAATAGAGTTATCTGATACTCCATATATTTTGGCTACTGCACATATATTATAATTCTTCTCTTGTATCGTATTGATAAGTTCTTCCTTTGATGGATTGAACCTTCTTGTAAATCCAGCAATACCGGCGACGGCACAACTTCTACATTGTATAGAAACTCTGTTCTTAGTTTTTCCACACGAACACAAATCTTGTTTTGGTTTTTTGTTTTCTGCTCTATATTCGTTTGTTATCTGCGAATGACAATTGGGACACAGGAATCTCAAATTCTCGATACGATTATCGTTATTTACTTGATTTATATGATCCAATTCAAGAGATAGTGACTTTCCGTTCCATTCTGGACCAATTTTACATATGGAACATTCATTTGGTAAAAGATTGTTTTCTACCATTCTCTTCTTCAAAGAACCTCTACCGCATAAAGAATTTTCACAAAAACAATTTTCATCCGATTTTTTATTTTTTGTGCCACATATTTTAGATAATTTTTTCCTATATTCGTTATAATTTTCATTAAATTTGGTCATATCCAAATTATCTTGTCTTATTCTTTCTTTCAATTGCCGGTATCGAATACCCTGAACCGATGTCATTTGAACAAGTTTTTGAATAACCTCTTTCATTGTACTGCTTGTATCTAAATACCCCTGCAACGTTTCTTTATCAACTATCCACATTTGACTCGTTTTCATAAATTTCCCTTTACATTCGAACCCACAACTATTTATATAATTTGATACTTTGGTGGTTCGAAATTAAGAAAATATTCGACTTGACTTGAGAATTTTGCAGTCTATAATCTAGTGTTCTGATGTATAAATAGATAATATGGGGTTGTAGCTCAATAGTAGAGCATTCGGTTTGCATCCGAAAGGTTGCGCATTCGCCTGCGTCAACTCCACTTTACAGTAAAAAATTACCACGGGGTATAGGAAAGCGGTATTCCGCCTCATTTGGGATGAGGAGATCGTGTGTTCAATCCACACTACCCCGATTATGAAAAAGAAAACATCAACAAATAAAGTCACTACCAAACCACCTGCGCCTAAGCCGGCTCCACCAAATCAAACACGTATTGTCATCGGATAATCCATGTTTAAACTCCTAGCTATTCTTTCCACCCTGTTTGTTGGTCCGCAAGAACCAACATATGTCAAGATATATGACATAAAGGATCTGGAGTGTATGGTTCCTGAGTTTGCTGTTTCCGTGAGGCTAGATCTAAGGAGTGCTTTGGAACACAATCCACAAATCATAGCAGCGCAACCAGACACAGTAAACAGAGAGAGATTCGATTCTCAATCCTTTGTAGACCTAATGAAAGCTATAGTTGATCCGGATAATGAAGGACCAACCAATATAACTTATTGGAGAGGTAGTTTAATAGTAAACACCACCGATAGCATTCATAAAACAATAAAATGAAATATATTTGCCTGACTAAGCAAAATACCATTGATATAGTTTTTATAAACACGCAACCGGAACTAGTGAAATGTTTTGTTTATCACTCCAAGAATAAGGTAGCCAGGATACTTAATGAAATTCCTGCTGAGAAACATTATACACCAGAGTCTTTCAATAAAGACATCGTAATGTATAAAATACAGCATATATATCCAGAACTGGGTATATGTAAGGATAGCTTCAATAACTACGCTATATTTGATGGAATCAATATTCAGGAGTATCAGCAGTATTTGCTCTTCCCTTTGGATTCTTTAAAAATGTTAAGAGAAACGAAGAAAGGGATGACATGGACTTACCTAGCATGACTTTTGAAAAGTTACCTAACATAGAAATATTTGTCTTTGGTTCCAACAAAGCAGGTCGTCATGGAGCTGGCTCAGCGTTACATGCCAGGAGACATCATGGAGCCATTTACGGTCAAGGTGTTGGTTTACAAGGCGAATCGTATGCTATACCCACCAAGGACGAAAATCTGAATGTCCTCAGCATAGAAGAAATAAAGACCTATGTAAACGATTTCATATTGTTTGCTCTGAACCATCAAGAATGTAAGTTTAAGATAGTTAGAATAGGTTGTGGATTAGCAGGGTATACTAATGAGCAAATGGCTCCGTTATTCAAAGATTGTTCACCAAACTGTATTCTTCCAAAAGAATGGATACCAATAATAAGGAATGAAAATGTCTGAGAAAAGATTTGTTGCTAGAACCGCTTTCTTTTTGGCCTTTATCGGTATTGCTTTTGGAGCCTATAACTACTATAGAGCTACAGTAGCCAAGATTGCTATAGATAATCTTGAGACAAGAATAGGATATACAGAATCCATTATTCAGAAGATGCTAGTTAGCGAAATAACCAGACAAAATGCTCCGTTTGAGTTTCCCGTGCCAACGACGAGGAACTAACGGATTATATCAAGTTTTCCGTTATTAGTTACCAGTTTACCTTTAGCGTCTCTTACCCTCTTTGGGTTGTTTATAAAATTGTAGTTCAATGAGTTAGTACCCGGATCTCCAGTATTTCCGGGTCTTTCTTGTGATGTAGAGCCTGTAGGACTCGGTACTTCATAGACGGTGATATAGTTAGATTTGCTTATAGAGGATGTTAAGCCGCTGTTCCAGACCATAGAATAGCTAATACTATAGAATCCTGAACTTTCATATGCGTGGGTTAGGGATACTATGGTCTGCCCGCTTAACATACTAGCCGTAGAACCATCACCGAAGTCTATAACCAAGGATCGGTAAGTGGTAGCGTAATCAGTAGGATCTATAGTAGAAACGTCAGTAAATGTAACAGTTAGTGGAGCATATCCAGATAAAGGATCTCCTTCTACGTTTGCTGTTCCTGTTACTCCTTCCGAGGATACTACAATATAGTTTGTCTTGGTTAAAGTATCTGTATCATAACCATTGTCTATATCAAGTCTTACATTATAAGACCCTGCTCCAACATACTGATATGAAGCCGTAACTCCCTGACCGCTTGGACCAGTGAGAGTGCCGTGGAAATACCACGTAGCAGTTCCGCCTGGATTCCAAGAATCTGACGAATCAAACACTACAGTTAATGGTGACTCTCCGCTTTGAATATTGGAATCAAAGAAAGCATATACAGGATTCTTGCCATACGAATCAGGCGTTCCTATGAAATTTAGTTCTGGTTGATATGTATTCACTGGAACGTGAGTATAGATATCTTTCTGTAGGAGCAGTTTGATGGCTCCACTAATACCAGTAGCTCCAGCAACTCCATAATTAGTATATTGCGGCTTATGTATTAGCCCTCTTGCGTCGAATACAAAGAACGGTCCGGCTCCGTTTTCCCAAACAGATCTTCTGATAAAGGTAAAGTAGTCATATTCAGACGGTCGGTGCATTATGGCTGTAGCACCTCTTGCTGTTCCATTTTGATATAACATCTGGAATAGAGGATAAGAAGTTGATACTTGTATTGCTTCTCTTGGCCATGGATTTTGAGTTGGAGTAGTAGAGGAAAGCGTATAACCGTTTCCTGTCTGACTTCCATAACCAGCAGTTTCTGGCTCAGTTAGCCAAGGACAAATATACAAAGTCCTGTTTGACATTTCATCAAAATATGCCATATTATTAGACATTTGTTGTATTTGTTTCAAGCTATAATATAGACGGGCTTTAGTATAATCCTGTTGGTTTAAGAAGCTGTCTCCAAATGGAGTCGCATATCCAGCCACACCCGTATTTACAGAATAAGTGCCTGTAAGATTAAATCCACCACTCACTCCTGTTATGCCCGCTTGATAACATTTTTCCAGAAATGTTCGATATGTCTTCTTATCAAACCATCCATCAGCTCCGGTCAAACCAGAAGAGGTAGGACCGGATGGACCAAAACCACTACCAACCCAGCCAGATCTATTAGCGGTCTGCTCTACTGGAGTATTACCAGCCGCAAGACCAAAGAACTGCTGAGCTTCTCTGTTTAAGCTGGTAGAATCAAAATAATTGAATCCCAGCAAAGAAGACACCCCATCTAGGTTAGGAGGGAATATACTTACGGCATCGTTTGGAGTATACGAACTTCCTGTATATCCAGACATTAAATCTATTTCATAAGTTAAGCTAGGTACTTTTCCGCGATTACATGGGTATTGCTTGCTGCCCAACATATAATCGTATTCGCCTAATATCTTAATATTCGGGAAATAATTCTTTGCTTCTCCATAAATCTTACTCATTAACCAGTAAGTATGGGCATTGTGAAAACTAGTTAACCAGTTCTTAAATGTTGGGTTAATGTCTTCCGAAGATTGTCCAGGATCATGTGCGGTGTATCTGATATTAGCCACATCTAAAGTTATACCACCCGGATTAGTAGGATCATTACTTGGAGTTGCTGCGCCTATAAACTGAGCTGGTCTATACTGATTTGGGCTATAGTTACATCCCGAAGTAGTCGAGTGATTGAATGGTCCTGTTCTTCCCCACAAGTCCTTTAGAGTGATCTTATCAAAGAACTGATAGGTCGATGCTCTAGGATCGTTGATTAGCTGAGGCCAGTATCCAGCATCATGTGTTTGCCCTGTTACTGCCGCTCCGAGAGGACCTGTATAACTAGAAGGAATATTAACAAACAAATAAGGGGAGCTTATGTTTATGTAGGTAACATCTACTCCTCCTAAGTTCCTGGTGTAGTTTACCGCAGTCGAGGCATCTGTTATGGCATAAGTTCCAGAAGAGCTAGTTAAACCAATATATCCAGTTTTACCGGTCCACGTAGATGAAGTTCCTGTATTCAGTTTTACAACCTGTAAAGATCCAGTTGTTCCTCCAGAATAAGTATATTTTCTTATAGCTAACGGATAGCTTCTTGTAGCATCTAAGTTACCAGTAAGAGGAGAGAAAGGCCAAACTGGTGTAGTGTAAATATTGTATCCAGTAAACGAACCAGCCGTAACACCTGTTAATCCCAGCGTCACGGTTGACACATAAGTTTGTTCCGCTACCGCCTGCGATCCTATTACCTGTGTTGGGAAATATTCGTTATCTGAGTTAATGAACTGAGGATAAGTTAATCCTGGTGTATATGGTATTCTTCTATCCAACTCGTTCTTCATGCTCTCGAATATTTTATTTACGCCATACATAGCACCAGACAAACCAGCCTGACAATATATGCTGCTCTTGCTAATATTTGAAGCATCTGTTACGCCGATTGCGAACGTTCCACCAGCCATCGTAAGAACGTCGCTAGGATGATGCCAGACAGCCAACCATGAAGCAGTAGGTCCGCCAGATGTAATAGCACCAGCAGCTAAAGTAGTCGGCGTTGTATCTGTGTATTCGGCATACGGTCTGAACATGTTCAGAAGCATAACAGCCGGAATATAACAACCAGTCATACCTCTGTGGTTGTAATATCTGGTGTGCATTTCAGCTTGCCAAGCTAATATTTTACCCAGATCCTGTTCTCTTGTTCCTGTTAGTTGATTAGTCCAATCAGCAACACTGGATTCACCAAAGGCGCCGGTTAATCCAGTCAATACATAGTTTCTAGCCACGTTACTGGAATAAGTATTCGTAGAATAGTTATTCATGGAAGCTTTATAGCTTTCCGACTGACGAGTAACTACTGCTTGGCAAATAGGAGATGTATATTTGTGTATCTCATCAGAAAATACAGCAGCAGTTAATCCAGTAAAATACGAGTCTGGTCTCTGTCCATCTAAACCAATAGGAGTAGTATGAAAAGGAGACGCCCAAGTATAAAATCTGGTGGCTACGTAAGCTGTTCCGCCTGGGTTATAAACTGGAATTTCTAGAGGATTGGTGATATCGGCTGTCGCAACAATGTTATTGTTAGCTGGCATTATGAGTCCTTGAGGTTATAAATATTACTGTGGATATTTATCTCCACTTGACTATAGATTTCTGCTGTATATAATATATAGATATCTGTATATAGATCGATTACCGAAGTAGTGTCAACGGCAGCACGCTTGTCTCCAAAACAAGAGGAACGGGTTCAAATCCCCTCCGGTAAGTTAAAAACTCAGGTTAGCTAAACCTGCTAAAAAATGAGTATCTCTAGTTTTGACTTGGGAAACCAAGGAGTTCTAGAAGTTTATGGTGGCTATAGTTCAAAGGCTAGAATACTGGGTTGTGAGTCCGGGGGTACGGTTTCAAGATCCGTTAGCCACCCTTATGAGAAAAAGTACATGGAAACTGTCAGACGCAGAAATCAAGGTTTTAATAGAAGCCATCAACTCCATAGATTCAAATAAAATGGCTAAAGAAGATCTGGTACTTCTCTGTGCCCTAAAAGCTAGATTCGAAGCCAGTCTAAATAACTAAAGATTCCCTGGTGGTGTAACGGTAGCACGCAAGGCTTTGGTCCTTGTTGTAGGGGTTCAAATCCCTTCCGGGGTGTTAGGAGGGTTATCATGAATAGATTAGTACTTGTGTTGGCTTGTTTGGCCGCGGTTACATCTACTTCCTTGATATCTCAAAATAAGGTTAACCTTACTTACAACGTATCATCTTCACAAAAAGCTGGATGGTCAGAAGGAATCAGTGACTATGATGGTCAGGTTTTCTCTACTATCGTGGAACACAAATCTTTACATAGACCATCCATATCCATAAAATATTATTCTACTTTGGGTCAAGTACACACTTTCAATAGGTTTATCAATCTAAAGACAAAAAGCAAAACCATATCAAAAGAAAACATAGAATCTCCTTCCACAATCAGCAAAGGAGATTTGTTGGTTTTATCAAGTGGCAAAGTCTACGAAGTAGTAGGCACAACGGAACAAAATATAACATTAAACGAATCATTTGACTCCAAAAAATATTCTTCAGAAAACGAATCTTCTTACTTTATTTGTCTTCCTGTTTCAGCAAGAGATATCACGGTAAAGCTTTCGGAATAATATTATAGGAGAAGAAAGTGATCTTACTAAGAACTTTAGGGAAGAAGACCGATAAGTTTCTAGAAATAAGTCAAGATATCCTACATGACAACAAAGGTAAGATTTTCATTACTCCCACGAAATCAGATTCTTACTTTGATTTCGACACCAATGTAATGGGAATATTTCCAGTAAGATATGGTAAAAAAGTATGGTTAGAAACATACATTCACGAATATTGTCATTTTCTACAGAAATACTATAGAACAAAAACATTTAAGAAATACATGGAAAGACGAACCAGTTGCTATGAAATAATAACAAGCTGGATTTTTCAGAGTAAAATACCGCCAGAAAAACAAATAAAAGAAGCATTTCATCTTACAAGAATGCTGGAGCATGAGTGCGAACAAATGTCAGCCAGCCTAGTAAGAGAATTTGATCTACCGGTGGATACAAGAAGGTTACAAAAGAAGGGCAATGCCTATCTTATCTTCTATCACGCGGTAGAAAAGAACAGGAAATGGTCTACCAAAAAATCTATATACACCCAAGATATACTACAAAATATGCCAAATGTCATTCAAGATAAATACATAGAATGTGCACCGAAAACAAAATTAAAACTGCTAGAAAATTGTTTCTAAGGAAATCAAATGCTAGATAACCCAGAAGACAACATCTTTGGAGGCGACGACGATTCCGAAGACCAAGAAAATTTTCAATCCCATTTCCTGAATGGTTGTAATGCCTTTGTTTTTATAGCTAGTCAAATCAAGGGAGATAATAGACCCTCGGATGAAATAGTGATGGCTATTATAAAGGAAATCATAGGCAACAGGAATACCAAAACTGTAAAATTCCAAGACATACTGGAACGCCTATATAATAGGATCGTGGAGTATTGTACGGACTCCTTGGACATCATATCAATCATGGATGCGATGGAACAAGAAACCGACTATCAAGAGTACAAAGATAGCATTAGAGTTTATAGAAAAAGAAAGAAGATATCTTCAAAGAAAGTATCCACAAAAAAGAAAGTAAAAGTAAAAGCAAAAACTCCTAGGAAAGGAAAAAAATGAGTACGGTGAATGTTATACGATTGAAGACTGGTGAAGATTTGATTGCGTTCGTGGAAAGCTCAGATATGAATAGCGGATCTATTACTATTAAGGATCCGTTTCACATCTTTATGCCCCAGCCAGGAAGAATAGCTATTCTTCCGTTTATTCCATTCTGTGATATTGGTGATGGCTTGAAGCTAGACGCCAGCGATATTATGTGGAAATGCCAAGCCGAGAAGGAAGTCGAAGCTCAGTATCGTAGTACGATTTCTCAGCAACGAAACGAAGCGGCTGGATTGGTTGTTCCACCAAAGGGGCTAGTGGTTCCTGGTGGAGTGAGCAACGCAGCAGGAAAGGCCAGTAGCTTAAAGCTTAGTACCTAACTAAAATCAAAACAGAAACAAAGAAGCCCCGATTGTTCGGGGCTTCTTTCATTTTTAAGATCTAGGTATTGTTGGTGCTATCTTTTTCTTGAGTTTATTTTCTCGGATCTCTAATACTTTCTTCTTTGTCTTTTCTGTTTGAATAGTATGAGCTATTCCGGGTTTTGCTCTATCACCAAATATCTCTATTTTCTTATCTATTGGAAGTTCTTGTTTTACAACTTCTAGAAGTTCTACGTTTTCTTCGGTTGCTTGTTCAAGGTCGTTCTTCTTCTTGTTTTCTACTATTGTAGTATATACTAGGTACACCAGTGTTCCGATAATCGACACTCCAAGGACAATGGCTCCTATTAGAGCCAAGTATTTCAGATAGAAAGTAGCCCCCGCAGCTAAGCACAAAGCAACGACTCCCATAGAGGCAATCGTTATACCAACCTTCTTGCTATAAAAGAAGGATAGTGCTACACCGACTAGAACAACAACAGTGCCTATAAAGAATATGATTCCCAAATAGGAATACAGTTTCTTGACAGCATCTTGCTTTATCTTATCATTTTCTTCTTGTAATGATTTGATTGTATTTTCTAGTTTCTGAACGCTGTTATTGGCCGCAGTTAACTTATCTGCTGATTTGATTATTTCTTTGGCTTTGTTATCTATATTATCCAGATTTTGATGGATCTTATCGGCTTCGGTTTTTACTATACTTACAGATTTCTTTATGGTATCAGGTATATCATTTCTGGTAGATATTTCTAGGTCAGCTTGATACGATTCCTTTTTTATGATATCTGCGCTGGTTTTTGCTTCTGCTACGCTCTGTTGGGAGGACTTTGCTGTTTCTAGTATATTCTCTTTGATATCACTGATCTTCTCGCCGGTATAGGTAGGGACATCGTCGTTGCCTCTCCTTTGTTGAGACCCGCAACCAACTAAAAACATTATAAAGAATAGATAAAAGTACTTCATCTTATCTCCTATAGAGTCTCTTTTTCCCGGCTTTCTTTCTCAGATCGAGGTATGACTTGATAGGAGGCTGTTCTCCTGGAGAAGTACCTGCTATCTTTCCACCGCCCACATTATTTACCGGAGCTTCTTCTTTTACGTCTTCTTTTTCTTTGTCGTCTTCCTTCTTTTTACGACCACGGTGGCGACCTTCTATCTTAGCAATCATATCGTAATATCTAGGATTCTCGTATACATGGTCCTTAGCTATTTCTCTAGCCACAGCAGCATTTGTAGTGTGCTCTTTTTCTATACGGGTACCTCTGCGAATAGCAGCTTCGGCCGCAGCAGCGGATATACCATGCTTTCTTGCGATGTCAGAGACAGTCTTTCCTTCAGCCTTACCACCAGGAATAAGACCTCTGCGTCCTCTTCTTCTTTTCTTGGAATACAGCAAAGATTCTCCCACAGCATGTAAGCGAACCTTAGGAGTTTTACTAGTGTTAATATCGTCAATAGCCTTTCTATATCGTTCACTGTCACTAAGCTTCTTGGTAGTTGCTTGGCGTATTCTAAGTTTGTCTCTTAATTTTTTCCACTTTGACATGGTTTCCTCACAAGTTTCTTAGTTTATTTACAATAAAGTCATCCATATTTATGTGTATGAATGACTTATTATCTGGCTTTATATAGTTCAAGTATACCAGGAAAGATTTGATAACTGGTAGTAGGTTCTTCTCTAACTTGAATAGTAAGATTTTTGTAGCGGGCTCAATATCAAATACATTGTATAGAGTGATTATATGATTTATTATAAGCCTCTCTCGTAACTCTCCTCCGTTCAAGTATTTCTTGACAAGCCGTTTAATATAGACTATACGAAGCAAATCTTCATTAAACTCGTCTATACTCTTACATTGAGGATTATTATAGTGGCTTACAGCATAAATGACAAAATTATCATCGTTTAGTTCTTTGAAGTCCATCAATCAACCATTATTACCTGAGCAGTAGGATATACTAGGGATCCACCAGACGAGTAAGTTATTCGTAGCTTGAGATGCTTTCCGAGTCTATGGTAAATACCATCGTCTTTACCAATGGTACCCGTATTGTTCAGGACACCTATTCTACCACCCATATAAGAAAGAGGAAACTCTTCTGGATTTATTTCTATGGTGTAAGAAGGAGTACCGGGATATGTATTAGTAGGATATGCATTAGTAGCAACTTGAGGCTTCTTTACAACGTATGGTCTCTTTTTAGGAAACTGAAAATACAGACCTATAATCGATAACTTCCGTTGAATATAACCTAGAATATAATTAGGATCTATACATGGTTTGTAGTTTAACGAAGCAAGGTAAGCATTAATCTTAGCAATAGATTCTGGTTGGACTACATCGAAAACACTAGAATCAGTGCCATCTATGGCATGATCCACTGGATGTAAGCCGGGCCCTGACGTATAGGGCCCGACTCCTTCGTGTTCCGATAAAGATCTAATATCAGAAAACTTCTTCATGTTGAATATCTTCCTTATACTACGCGAATAGTAAACGATGCGCTTCCTGTCAATCCACCCGGAGAACGGCTATCAAATACTGATGCAGTAAGACCGTGAGTGCCAGTAGTTAGTCCGGCGTTAATACGAAGAACGGCTGCTCCGTAAGTCACACCACCCCAACCACCGAATGGGAAAGCCGCAGTAGTTACGCCAGCAGCCTGATAGAAGCTACTTCCTATAGCAGCCGTAGTGCCAGCGGTGATAGCTGTTATTAAGAGCGTGTTATTCCATACAGAAGTTGCACCAGTTGTGCTGAAGGCAAATGAAGTACCGAATTCCGTGCTGTTACAATCAGCCGCAATAACAGGAATATATGCTGTTACACCAAAGCTAACTCTATACTGATCTCCACCAAACGGAATAGTTAGGTAAGGTGCATAGTTTGGGTTTCCTGCTGCGTTAGTAGCAGTCGCTCCTGGTACACCTTGGGTTTGACCTCTGTTAGCAAAGTAAGTTTGCGTAACACCGGTTGGAGATGGATCCAGAGGAATAGCAACTAAAAGCTCTGTAGGAACTACAGCAACGCCGCTACTGGTCACGTATGATTGATTAAAAGGATTAGCAGTAGTTCCAGTAACACCGGCACCTACTAGCGGAATCTCCCAACCTCTGACAGTACGGAAACATACTCTCTTCTGTTCCTCGGTGAGCCATGATGGTTTTGAGCTTTCTCTATCGTTTGAGTTCCAAAGTGCCATTTACTTCTTCTCCTGTTTTGTATTCTTCTTAATCTTGGCTAACAACTCGGCTTGAGATAGTACTTTAGCGTTGCCTACTCTATCGGCATTTCTGGCAGCAATAGCAGCTAATCTTTCAGCAGCCGACTTCTGCTCTCCGGATGACATTATCTGCGCTTTGCCTGGGGTATTAGAAACCGAAGATTCGCCTAATCCTCCAGGATTTCCCCCGCGTCTCCGTCTTTTCTTTGCCGCTGGTGCAGTAGTCGGTGTAGACGGTGGAGTGACAGTAGAAACTGCTTTCTTATTTTTAATTTTACCGAGAGGCGTGTTCTTGCTAGGTCGAGCGTTCTTTCTGCCCTTTACGGCATCTACCTTATTGGCATAACGACCCTGCTTAGTGAGGAAGTTGACTCCCTTACCAACAGCATACTTGACAGCGTGCTTAATTTTCTTACCAACGCTTTTGATACCGTTCCAGCTCTTCTTGATAAAGTTAGAGGTACCAGACTTAGCAGAAGCATAAGCTTGCTTGGTCTTGTCTCGGCCTCTACGAGCTGCGTTTGTAGCAGCGTTAGTAGCACCCTTGCGTACAGAGTCAACATACGACTTGGCTGCTGCCAATCCAGCTCCAGCAGCTCTAACAGGCGCGCCAGCCGCCTTCTTCATACCGGCGTACTTTCTAGCAGCCTTCAAAGCAAACGCACCAATCTTTCTTACTGTATTGCGCCCCTTGTATCTGGCGCCCATTTCAGAGTGGGCTTTGCTCTTCTTATAAGCAGCAGAAGCAGCTGCCTTAGCATCGCTACCAATACCTTCTTCTAATATCTCATTGCTTTCACAGACATACTCATAGGCATCAATAACGCTTTCTAGTTCTTCTTCTGTTAATGACTCAACTACTTCGTCCAGGGTTTCTTCATCTAGATGAGAAATATCTTCTGCTATACTGTCTAAGGTGAAGTCGTAGTCGTCAAGGACTGTAGCCATTAGCTCTAGTTGATTTTCTTCACTCAACGATTCAGCCAAAGTATCGAACTCAAAATCAGAAATAGACTCTAACAAAGGAAGAATCTCTTCGTAAGAAGACTTGATTGGCTTCGGTCTGATGGCAGTTCTAGCTTCTTTCTTAGATTCTGTAATAAACTCTTTGGAAGCTGTCTCTGGAGACCCTTCAGTTGGGCGAGCATAGGCGGCCTTACGCATAACCTCATTCTCAAAGGCTATACGAACATTCTCGCCATAGCCAGTATCGTGTTCATTAAACACATCTCTGATGAACTCTTTGCGATCTTCTTGAACAAGAATCTTTACTACTTCCTGAGCAGTAAGCTGCGCTAGGTTCATTAGATCTTCCGAAAGAGATACGTTATTCGTTGAAGACGCGCTCTTCAGGAAATCTGTGATAGCGTCGATTTGTTCTTTATTTGATCCGTGGCTGGAAAGCATAGTGTTCCTTTTTATTGATTATAGAAGTATTTATAAAAATCCTTATTTAGATTTTTTACTACCGGAGTGCTTGATTTTCATGGTATCTTCTCTCTTATTCTTCTTGGATCTATAGATACCATCTTTACCGCGTGTCCACTTGGATCTTGGAAGTTCAGTTTTTCCTCTGCCAAGCCACTTTCCGTGAATCTTTCTGGATACCGAGAAATAAACTCGTCTCCAGTCTTCTCCGTAGTCTTTCTTGAATCTAGCTAATACATCGCCCTTAGCATTGAATCTTCTAGCTGGTCCACCATATGGTCCGGGATACTTATCATCCGGGGCTACTTCCGAGCCACGCTTATACTCTGGCTTCTCGTAATCTGGATCATCCTTATAGGACTTTCTCTTTTTCTTTGGTTTAGCTTTATCTGATTTCTTGGCTGGAGCCTTCTTCTTAGAGGCTTTCTTTTCTTTCTTTGCTTCAGAAAGATCCAATAGATAAAACTCAAACTCTTCATTTATATCAGTAGGTGCGTTATCTGTGTAATCCTGATAAGCACAGTCTTTTTCGTGTTGAATATACTCTTCCAGAATAGGAAAGAATATGGTTGACATGGATTCATGATTTTCTGGATTTTGCTCTGCTTCTTCCCGAAGAGCTATGAGGTTTACGTAGTTCTTCTTGCTATTATCGGTCAAAGTCGAGTTAAGGTACTCGCATATTTGCGATACTAATGGATCCATTTTTTTCCTCTTTCCTACTAAAAATTTGAGAAACCCGAAGTTATTTTCTGGATTTTGTTCTAAAAATAAAGCTTCCCCCAATATATGTATATACTGGAGGAAGTTAGAAGAAGCCTTAAAGTATTCGGATTTCTTATGTTCGTTTACTGTATTTATGTACTTTAGATAGCATTTGGTGTATAGTTCCTTGGCTATGTTAGCTTTCGTTTCGACGGTCAATAACAACGAATTCAGTTTTTCTATAGATTCTATAGAAGACTTTTCATCCTTATAACGAAAGTCTGATATATTGACTTTATCTGTCATGGAATATTAACAGAGTACTCCTTGTTATACTTGAACACCAAAGTCGGGAGAAGCTGAGGAACATATGATCCATCGGAGAGCATCAATCCTTTTCTTCCATTATCTGCGTTTCTTATGCAAACACACACGCTTTCGTGTAAATTCTTGTCGGACGGGCAGATGATATCATTAGCTAGATAAACCAGTTCGTTCTGCGATGGAGCTGAAAATCTATGTTCTATCTCAAAAACATCATCAGCCACTATACACACAAAATCGCACTGGTCTGCACCAGCACCAAACAAAGCTTTATGAATAGTATCTTCTTCTGGAATATGTAGATATACTCTCTTTGGATTTGTTAACTTATTATCGGTTATAGAAAACTCAGTAGTATTTATATCATTAATACGCTTAATCTTTAGAGCTGATTCGCTTTTATCTATATCGTAATGTCTTCTTATAGCACTATTTATCAGTGTATTCTGTTTAGATACATATTCAGCATTTGATAGCTTCAATGAAATATGAAATGGAGTACTTCCGAGAGAAGAATATAAAGCAATATCAGCCTTTCCGCCACTGCTGCCTACATGCACGCATTTCGTGAAGTAATGGTATCCCAAATCATATCCGTAGTTGGCTTCATCGTTGGTTATAAAACTTAGCTTTGTAATCTTTCTGGATTGAAAATGGGATGTTAAAATTTCAGCAAGCCGTTCTTCGCATTCTCTGTAATCATAGGTTCTATTTATAGGCTTACATACCACACTTATACGGCGAATCCTGTTATTTTTAAAACAAGAAACACCGGCTACAGGGCGTATAGTAATCTCTCCCGCGGAAGACCTGCTGCTTTCAGTAGAAAGCTTACAATCAACATATTTAGGAAAATTGCTCCACGCAGCATATAAATCCTTCAAAAAGGCTCGCCGATCAAATGAAGATTTCCAGTTGCCATATATTATAACATTGGAGTCTCCCTCTGTTTCTGTAGCTATACACAGATCCGGTGTTTCTACATAATCTTCTTTTGAAGATAAAAACTTAACTTTGATCTTGCTAGTCAACAAAGACGATATTACAAAACCGGTATCAATACAAATCATACCATTTTTTCCATGTGGACTTAGCTCTGCTAGACAGAGAAAAGATCAAAGAATGCTTAGTTGGTATATAAGGCTCTCTCAGCAGAGGCATTCCAGCTTCGTCTGGTGTAGCATCAGCCTTCTTAGCATTACAATACTTACAACAAGAAACTACATTAGTCCACTCATGCTTACCACCACGACATCTTGGTACCACGTGGTCAAGAGTTTCGACTTCTTTACATAGAGTTTCTCCGCAATATTGACACTTATAATGGTCTCTTTTGAAGACATTGTTTCTAGTCAGAGATGCGGATTTATATGGAATTCTGGTGTATTCATTTAGGACTAATACACTGGGAAGATCATAGTATCCCGTAGGAGTAGCTATGCGATAAAAATCCTCAAAGTTGTGAGGCTTCCCTGCTTTTCCAGAAAAAACAAGATTCACTGCTCTTTTCCAAGAAATCAGTGATAACACTTCTTCTGAAGAGTTTAGTAGCAAAACAGCATTTTTCATAAAGTGCCTTGGAGGGATTCGAACCCACGTATCTCGCATATAGATATAAATTTACGTTCCGAATCTATACCCGCTTGCGTTTCCTTATCCGCTCGGACACAAGGCAAAGGTCGCGGTTGGATTTGAACCAACGTATATTCGCTTTGCAGGCGAACCCTTTGGCCACTCAGGCACACGACCGAAATAGGATCGGCGGGACTCGAACCCGCACGTTCTTTCGAACGGAGGATTTTAAATCCTCCCGGTCTGCCAATTCCACCACGATCCTATGAAGTCGACCCGGGGAGAATTGAACTCCCGACCTGACGATTATAAATCATCTGCTCTAAACCATCTGAGCTACGAGTCGTACACAGAGTATTATACACTCTATTTATCTCAAGTCAAATCGTTTTAATTCCACTCATTGAACTCTTGAGAAACTTGCTTTCCAGTAAATATATTCTTGTGAGTATACTCTTCCTCCTTCTTAACCGGAGCTATAGAACCCCCAGAGAATAACTTAGGAGCATTGACTGTTGGTTTAGCCTTCTGTTGAGGTGCTGGAGTTGGTTGCGGAGAAGGTGTACTAGGTGGAGCATTGACAGAAGCATTAACGTCAAAGAATCGCATCTTTGGTTTATCTAGCCCAAGAATAAACTTTCTATTCCTAGAAATATCAGAGTATCTATTCTTGAGTTGTTTGATCATAACCTGGCCATATGCTTCTAGTTCATCTGTAGTAACAATAGCAAACATCAGGTCTGCTGTATGATTCAATCCTGCGCTTTCTGCGACATTCTCTTGACCAGGATCTGTACTAGCAGCGCCTTCTCTATTAAACTGAGCGGCTGTCAAAATAGGCACATCAAAATCTTGCGCCATAGCTCTCAACTCTTCTGCTACGGACTTGACTAAGGTATAGGAGTTGGCTGAAGTATTTTTCTTGAACTTGTAGGATTCGCAGATGTTTAAATAGTCGATTATGATAACATCAGGAGTAAACTTTTTCTTGGACTTCAACTCTTCCAGTAAATGTCTGAAATTCAGAGCATTAGCAGAAGAAGTAGGATACTCTTTGATAATCAACTTTCCTTTATAGGCTGATTGTACTTTGTTAATCTTAGCCATAAAGTTTTGCTTAGTCATATACTTGATGCTGGACAACTCTACGTCAATAAGATTAGCGTCTATTCTTTCTGCGATTCTTTCTTCTGCCATTTCGCAGGTAATATACAGAACATTCAAATTTTGCTTCAGAGAAGAAGCAGCATAGTGGCAAAGAAAAATAGACTTACCACCACCAGGAGGAGCCAGGACTATGTTTAATGTCTTTCTGGATAGACCACCTTCTGTAATATCATTCATCAACTCAAGATCAAATGCTATCTTGTGCTGAGGTTGACTATACAAATCAAATCGATTACTAGCATCGTCGAAGTATTCGTGACCGACTTGAACATCAAAAGAGATGGACAGAGCTTGTTGAAGAAGCTCTGGAATAATATTCGGAGATTTGTTTGATTTGGATTTATTATCCAGTATTTCTACGGCTTCTAGTATAGCATTGTAAACCGCTTTGTTTTTACAAAACTTTTCAGTTTCATCCAGAAGCCAGTCTTCAAGCTCTCCACCGGCGTAGGAATAGATTTCTGATAGTTCTTTTTTATATTCGTTTATGTCTTCTTGACGCAAAGACAGAGCATCTATAGCTATGGAGATAGCTGACTCCGTAGGAGCTTTTCCATAGGAATCATAGAACTCGGATACCAATTCAAAGAGTTTCTTCTCTGACGGATTAGAAAAATACTCTGGCTTAATAAAAGCCAGAGATTTTCTTCTAAACGAATCGTTTGTTATCAGATTCGCTAGGATTATTCTTTCTATATTCATCGTAGTGTATTATAGCACTTACTATACTTAAGTCAACATGATTCAAGTATATAGATCTTTTATTGATAGGAACTTGGTGCCTTTATCTGAAAGCTCTTTGTTATTTTTCTTTATATCTTCATAGAAGTTCCAAGCTAACACCACAATCAAATCTGGCTTAATAGTATTTGCTATACTACGATCCTTTATGGGAATATTAACACCAGGAATATACTTTCCATTCTTTAGAGCATTATCCTCTATTGTATATACGATATCTTTGTCTGTTATTCCAAAGAAGTTTAGACCTGTTGTGGCTTTTGCTGGAGATCCATAGGCTGCTATCGTACGGAATATTTTTTTTTGCTCTTCCATGTTCTTTCTAACAGTTTCTCTTAACTTGTAAACTCTTTCACCGAATGATCTATAAGCCCGTATGCTATCAAGCCCATATTCTCGTTCTGTTTGTATAAAAGCAGCCACGTTTTTAGATTCGGTGGAAGACCGGCTTACATACACTCGAATAGATCCACCGTGCGTATTGATATGCTCAACGTCATTCACAAAGTATCCGCAACTTCTGAAAAAGTTCTTTAAGGACAACACTGACCAATAGTTAGTATGTTCGTGGTATATATTATCAAAAGTCAAATCCTTCATAGTATCTAACAAATACTGAACTTCAATGATAAACGTACCATTTTCCTTCAACAAACGAAACGCAGCATGGGCTATATCTTTTAGTTTATCAGAGTGCGCAAATACATTCGAGGCTGTAACTATATCAGCCCATCCAAATTCATGTGTTACGCTATCAGCAACATTACTGTCAAAGTATCGGTTATACGTGAGTACCCCGGATTCATTAGCTAACTTTGCTATGTTTTTGGCTGGCTCAATTCCGAGTACCTTTATTCCTTTTTTCTGGAAAGGTTTCAACGCAATACCATCGTTACTTCCTATATCAACCACAAATGATTCGTTTGTCAGATTAAATCTAGACACATAGGAATCAGCCGCATCTTCGAAGTGCTTTCTGAAAGTTTGAGATGTGGAAGAAACATACAGATAGTTATCGAACATCTTTTCGGGAGGTACAACTACAGAAAGCTGGCAGTTATGGCAAGAAGGGCAATATTTCATCTCAAGAGGGAATAACTCTTCTTTTTCTTGTTTTTCATTTTTTAAACTGTTGGCTAAAGGAGAAAGACCCAACGAAACTACATCTTCCAAATGCTTATTACCGCAGGATCGGCAAGACTTCTTGTATGTCTCCAAGAGCTGCTTACGCATGGATTCATCTACAAGAATATACGGTATCGTGTGAGTAATACCATAATTTTCATGTTCTCTTTCGCCTCTTACGAGATTAAGGAATATAGAATCTTCCGTAAACACCATAGTATGCGCTACGTTTGGTTTGATTATGGCTATATCACCCTCATTAACTAAACGAGTTTCAACTGGTGCATTTTCTGTAAGCAAATCTTTAGTTACGCTAATGTACTGACCTTTAACCAGTAAGCATTTTTGCTCTTGAATAGGATGATAGTGATTTGCTCTTACTGTTTCTGCTTTGGATTCAATATATCCTATCAGGTTAATAGGCTCGGTAAGTTCATAATTTCGTATGATGCCTCTATTGTCAACATACTCCTTTCCCCCTTTGTCCATATACTCCAAAGACGGATTGATATCCTTCTTTGACCAGTGATGGATCATTTCTTCGAGGCACTTCTTTAGTGAATATCGGAAAGTGAACCCGGTTTTCAGAAGATTTTCATTAGAAATAGTATACCCTAGATTAGGAATTTCGTCCTTTGTTTCTACTATAGTAACATTAGGATTTATTTCCTTACAAAGATTAGCAACTTCCTTGATGGTAGTAGATTCGTTGGAAAGATGAAAAAGTTTTCTAGAAATATCGGATCTTTCCTCCATAAACTTCATACATCTGGCGACATCATAGACAGATACTAGACTCTTTAACTGAACTCCACCAGAGAACAAACTTATGGTACCATTCATCGAAGTTATCTTTGAGAACAAATTAGGCATTATTCCCATTCTCATAGTATCTGTAGAGTAACCGTAGACAGAAGCTAAACGAAGAATAACAAAGTTTCTGTTTGAAGCAAACAGATCTTCTTCGTTCTGAACCTTTACTTTGGCATAAGTTAGGACCGGGCAAGGAGGAATGCATTCAGAAATATCAGTTTTGGTTTCAGAAAATCCTTCATATACTACGTGTGTTGATGGGAAGATAATCTTTGCGTTTGGATTAGAATATTTGATAACATTTCGAGTACCTTCCACGCCGACGCAAATTATTTGCTTATCGTGTTCCTCGTTAGATTGTGTCTTGACATAAGCCACGTCTGTTATACCAGCTAGATGAATAATCACATCAGCTTTTGAAAGGTGGGGTTCTAAAGCTTTCTCATCTAAAATAGAAGCCTGAACATAATCAATACCCCAATTTCTTAATTGTGATACCCTTTCCGATACAAATCTATTATCTATTACTGTAATTTTATTTACTCTAGATTCCCCAGAATAAATCTTACAAAGCTCACAACCAATATAACCGAGACCACCGGTAATCACTATATTTTTCATAATTTATTTCCTTTTATCAAGCCATTCGAAAAGATTTATAGTTGGTTTCCAATCTAACTTCTGCCTAATATTATTTATATCTGCCAGTGTGTCCTTTGCCTCGCCTGGTCTTTCTTCATGAAACGTTATATTAGAATTGATAAACTTTGCAATATCCAAAATAGAATAATTTTTACCAGATCCTACGTTAAAAATTTCTCCGTTTATGTTACTATTATAATTCATAGCAAGTATATTAGCACTTATTACATCATAAACATGGATAAAATCTCTTCTTTTAGATCCATCTCCCATAATGTGGAGCATATTTTCTTTGTTTTGTTCCAAAAACAATCCAATAACAGGGCAATATTGGCCCTTTATTGGCGATCTTTCTCCGTAGACATTGAAATATCTAAAAATACAAGTATCTAATCCATACAGAGAAGAATACATTTTACAGAATTGTTCGCCTGAATATTTACTTACAGAGTAAGGATTTAAACAATCTATAGAGCATAATTCCGATGTAGGCAATTCATTCGTGAGGCCATATACAGACGAAGTTGACGAATACAAAAATCTTTTTACTCCATAATACCTAGATTGTTGAAGTAGATGTACAGTACCCAAAACATTTGTCTCAGACGCTAAAATCGGATTTTCTATAGCCAAAGGAATTCTAGATTCGGCCGCTAAATGAAATACGTAATCTATTTTACCTATTTTTTCAAAAGAAAAATCAATTATGTTTTCTTTATAGTACGTTGCATTTTTGTTGTAATAAAAACAATCGTTACATCCAGATAGATTATCTACAACATAAACATCATTTCCATCGTCTATTAACCTATCAACCAAATGCGATCCTATAAATCCATTGCCACCGGTAACAAGACATTTCATAGATAATTCCCTAATATCTTAGATCCACTATAATCGACAGCAAATTCTAATTTGGAATACCCTATACTATTCATATATTCTTCCAATTTTCTATGGTTCTTATAAACATATACCATAAAAAACCCTCCGCCTCCGGCTCCTATTATTTTACCACCAAGAACATTATATTGCTTTCGTAAATGCTCATATAAGGTATCAAAAGAATTTACAGAAATGTTAGACGAAAGTTTCTTTTTCAACTCCCAATATTCATGCATGAGTATACCATATTCATCGAAATTTTGACATTCTATAATTTCAAGCGTTTTATAACCATATTCTTTTATTTTCAATAATAAATCTTCTGTATTACCCTTCATCTTTGATTGTTCTTGTAATACATCTGATGCATTCCTTTGTACGTTTAAGTAATAAACTTGAATATTAGATAAAAATAAACTAAAATTCGTGTGTGAAATATTAATGTTCTTAACATTAACATTTCCATATGAATCTATAGTCAAAGTTTTCAGACCACCATACGAAGAAATATATTGATCTTGTTTACCAACTGGTTCATGTAATTTGTTGATTTCTATATCACATGCCTCTTCTGCTATTTCGGTAGGATGTCTAGATATTCGTTTGAATTCTCGCAAGGTATTGATCATTCCTACCAAAAAGCTACCAGAAGATCCTAGTCCAGTATTGGTTGGCACATCTGCTATACTGCATATTTCCGCCGAAGTAATTTGATTCCTCAACAAAACTTCTCTTGCTCTTGTATTTTTTAATTCCGAGACATTTTTTACTTTTTCGTTTTCAGAATATCTCAGTATTATAGTATTATCAAATACGTTTGGCTTGAAAGTTATGTAACAATACTTATCTATAGCCATTGTCACTACAAATCCACCATGCCTTTGGTAGAAGGAAGGCAGATCAGTTCCACCACCACCCAGTGTCATACGAAAAGGAGATCTTGATATAATCATAATTCAAATCCAGCTTTTACTGCATCATTATAAAACATCTTAACCGTCTCTAGAGAATATTCTTCCAAATCTTTCCCACGTAACTCATTGAATTTTGTAATTAAATCAGAAGGCACGGTAATGATATCGCAACTAATAGCATCAGCTTGGTATATATTATACACTTCTCTCGGAGAAGCCCATAGCACTTCGACATTATCGGATGGCTTACACTCAACCGCATGAAGTATACTTACGGTGGGATTTATACCAGTATCCGCGATTCTTCCACCAAAAATCGATATTACAGATTGGATGCTAGTATTTAGAGACTGATATACACTATCAATTTGCTGCTCAGTGAATACAGCCGTAACATTTAATTTAATACCAGAATTCGATAATTCTCGTATAAGATTGTATGATGTTTGTTTTTTTGTATTCATTACTGGTATTTTGACATATACGTTATCAGCTAGATCAGAAAGTATCTTTGCCTGCCTATGCATATCATCAAAATCATCTGCGAAAACTTCAAATGAAATCGGGCATTCCTTGACTGTTGCCAGCACACGTTTAGCGAACCCAATATAATCAGAAACTCCAGATTTTCGCATCAAAGTTGGGTTTGTAGTAAATCCACTGATTCCATTAATAGATCTATTATTGTAAATATTTGTAATTTGATCGTAATCGGAACCGTCAGCATAGATTTTAATTTTCATAATTTATGTCCATAAAAACAATCATTTTCGTTTGCCATTCCTAGAAATTTATAACCATACGGCTTCAAAAAATCATGCATTCTATCTTTTCTAAATTGAAAAGTAGATGTCTCTATTCTCATAAATTTAGGCGGGTTTTTTGCAAAATCAAGCCCTTTCAAAACTTGTATTTCATAATCTTCTACATCAAGAGAAAGGTAATCAATATGAGAAATATTGTGTTTATCTAGTATGGACTGTAAGGTGAATGCAGGCACTTCTATATTGACTCGTTGTCGTTTTTCTAGTAATGCATTTATAGATTCGATACAAGAACAATACTCCGCATCCTTAGTTATTTGCCCGCTGAGGCTATCGCCCACAGAATTTTCTACAAAATTTCCACAAATAGTAGGTTCTGTATAATCAGCAGAAACTAAGGCTCCGTGTTCGATTATGTTGGTAGTACTTCTGTTTTTTAGACACTCTGTATATCTGTAAAAATTAGGCTCTACTAAAATTCCAGACCAACCTAATTCCTTTTCAAGATGTAATGTATTCGACTGATCTATACCGTTATTACACCCAGCTTCTATGTAAAAACCATTGCGAAAATTCAAATATTCCAACATTATTTTTTCCTCAACAAAGTATGGAATGAGTCTCCATATCTAACTTTATTTGCAAACGGCAATTCAAAAACTCTAAAATACTTAGGAAGAATTTCATTAAACCATATTTCTTTAGGAAATACGCTTTGGTGTAATGCATGTCCGTTTATTACATCGGGATTAGGAGCAATACTGGCGCAAAAAATGGAATCATCGTGCATGTGGTTCAGTATATTGTTAAAAAAAGATTCTAAATCATCGGGATGTATGTGTTCAACAACCTCCCATGAGGTGATCAAATCAAACATAATTTGTTCGGAATTATCCAAAACTTTATACTCTTTCGTGGCGTCACACGTAAAGAGAAGTTTATTATAGAATTCTGGCCAATTAGCTCTTGCGTGTTTTACACTATAATCGCTTCCTTCTATACCTACCGCAAGATGTCCCCTCCTATGAAAATCTATAGTAAGTTGACCACCTGAGCAACCAACGTCTAACGTCTTTATTTTCTTGTGCCCAAAGAACTTTTCTATTTCAAAAATAAATCCATAATCAGTTGTATTATCCCGCATCGTCCCCCACGGGCATATATGATCGGGTGAATTATATGCAACCGGATACTTGGTGTCAACACGAATCATTTCGATTTTTCCTTTATAATAGATACAACCATATGCCAAATTATACTCTGCCATTCTTCTGCGTGCGGGGTAATTCTACTATCAACTATAGTAGGAATATGTACACAAGCATTAGAACACTTCTTTGCATATCCACCATCACGGCCAACTATAGATAGTATAGATGCACCGATCTTTTGTGCATATTTCATACAAGATACCAAATTAACTGAAGTGGTCTCGGAACCTCCCCCAACGCTCAAAACCAAAACCATATCATTCTTTGAAAAAGAAGAAACTTTAAGCCAATTGACATAACATAATTCCCAGCTTTCATCATTAATTCTCGCGGTGAGTTCAGAAACATTATCTGTCACACAATACGACTCTATTCCTAATATTTTTCGGAAATCATTTACAGCATGAGAAGAATTTCCGGCACTTCCGCCAACCCCCAAGATAAAAAGCCTACCGGCATTTCTTTTTAGTGTTTCGATTTGATAAATAAAATCTTCGATGCTATTTTGATCAATCGAATCGGCAATGTTCTTTACTTCATTCAAATACAATTGTATGCTCATGATTATTACTCCAATACAAAGCAAGCCTGCGAATAATCTCTGCCTGGATGAAATGCTAAAATCTTATATTCAAATCCAGTTTTGAGTAAAAACTCTGCAAATGCCTTAACTTCATGATTTTTGTCTTTGAACTCTGGATATCCAGGAAAGTCATCAAAACAAATAACCGTTCCTTTAATGAACCTAGATTCCAATTGTTCAAAAATAGTCTTAGCAGAGCTATACAAATCGGAATCTATATGAATAAATGAAATAGATTCCTTATTATTTTTAATAAATTCGGGAATAGTCTTCTCGAAAAAACCAGCATACAATCTAACATTCGTAGGCCAAGGAATAGTTGCCCGAGTTGGAGAAGAATCGTACATTCCTGGATTTGAAAACTCGTTACTTAAATCTATAGCTCCATCAGGAACTTTGCCATTTAAGGAATAAACACCCAAAGGATTATTTGCATCCCAGTGTTCATGCAATCCATAAAAACTATCAAAACCATGAACTATGTTATCTGTATTTTTTGCTATATGCTGTATAGTCTTTCCTCTATAAACTCCCATTTCCAACCACAATCCCTGTAATGTCGGGTATGTGGTACACTGATACATCCAAGTTTTATGGTTATCTAATACTGTTTTAATCCAAGGTGCTTTATCTAACGTAGACAATATTTCATCAATTTTTTCATTTACTGTCATCATAAATCCTTTTTCTTAATTCACTAGAAGACCAATCATGATTTCTATCATGATAGTATATATTCTTACACCACTCTTCGCCTGTTATAGGTTTTCCTTTGCAATCTGATCCTAATATTCTAATATCTGGTTTTATTTTACATAATATATTTTTTAAATCCTCTTCTGTATGATATATTATAATTTCATCTACATTTCTATTAGATTGTAACTGTAACAATCTTTCATCCAGACTTTGTATGGGCTTATTTTTACTAGGTCTTTCTACACTCGGGTCGTCATGAAGGCCTGCAATTAGATAGTCGCATACTTTTTTTGCTTCATTCAAATACAAGCAATGTCCGGCGTGGAGCAAATCAAAACAACTAGCAACAAATCCAACCAATCTAATATCATTATTTTTGCGCCAATCTATACTATTTATGGCCTTATCGTCAATAAAGCAGTCATAACTTGGCTTTTTCAATATCAATCTATGATATTTTAGACCCCAAGATTTCAATTGCGATTCTGTCAATTCTCTGTAATCTATACCAGAAGTACTACCTCTTGCTGTAAAAATTGTTATATCATGCCCGCTATTATACAAACCATTGATGAAAGATATTACCTTATCATAAGGAATAGCTTCGCTGTATATACGAGAAGACGGGGTTAAACATATAGTTTCATCTAAATCAAAGCAATATTTCATTTGACTTTCTCATAAAAAGAATCTGCGCAGGCTGTAATAAATTTTCGATATCCAAACTCGGCAAGATAATTTGCAACCCCACCCTCATCATTATTCTCACAACTGATAAGCCCAACGCTGTAATTTCGCAAGTCAAGACCTCGCAAAATCTCCAATTCGTGTCCTTCGCAATCAATTGAAAGATAATCGACGTGTTGTATGTTATTATCTTTCAATATACTATTCAAGGTAAGACAAGATACATCAGTTTTTTTTAGTTTACTTCCGTGTATTATCAATTCCTTTTGGATTCTTTCTTCCGACGCAGCATCAACGCACGAAGCAAGTCGAGAAAGACCGTTTGCACCAGTATCAATTTCATAAAATTTGGCTATACCCTCTGACGAGGCACAAGCACAATCATAGAATTTATTCTTATCCGAGCTTCTATTTTTTGTCAATTGCTCAAAGAGATACTTATTTGGTTCAATACAAATTCCACTCCATCCATAGAAATCCTCCAACATAAGAGTATTGTCCCATGCAATACCATCATTGGCTCCAACATTCACATAAAATAGATCTCTTTTACCATGATAATACCGTACAGGGATTTCGGCTGGTTGTGGCCTTTGGATGCCGCAATCTCCATTAAATCCGGGGTATTTCCTTAAAAATTCTTCCAAAGGAACATTCATTTTATAGCACTCTCCAACGCATTACAAATTGCGGTTTTAACTGTTGTGTACTCATATTTATCCTTGTATTTTTGAAGAACCGCGAGAGAAGATGTATTACGATACGCGTCATCGTTTCGCAAACGAATCATTTCGTCAGTATATTCTTCTATGCTGTTAGCAATTTTATCACATCCCTACAACATTTCAACATGCCCCTGATCTACATCTGATGGATGTGAAATAAGAGGCAATCCATGGGACATAGCTTCTATGATACAAGCAGAGCATACTTCGCCAAAAGGTTTTGCGTGCGTATAACAATTTATTGTTCGTAAGAATTTGTGAATAACTTCTGTATCCGATGTATGATTTAAAAAATGTACATTTTTAATGTTACGATCTTTGGCATACTGTTTATACTTATCACATCCACCAAGAAGAATAAAATGACTGTCTTGAATTCGAGAAAAAGCATCTAATGGAATGGTAGAAAATAATCCAGAATCATTTCGCTGATGAAACCCATAAACATATTCAGAATCACCGATTCCAAAATCTTTTCTAAAATCATCATTCTGTTGCGGTGGAATAAAAACGATGGATGGAATAATATGTAATTTAGAAATATCTCCCCCGTTATGTATCCATTTTTTAGCCTGCCATTGGCAAAGTAAAATATACTTTACAATATTATTTTGTTTGTGTACGTGAACTCCATGAACAGTATCTACAATAGGAGTCTTTGTAATATGGGTAAATGGATACTCTGGATATCCACCGCGTGCAGAAACTACTAAATCATAATCATTTTCATTGAATTTAGAAAACAAATCTGTTCCATACCACATAGAATTGCTAATCAGATCAACATGAACTGGAATTGTATTGATTCCAAAAGATTCAATGTATTGTTTTCTCATCGGATCATTTGGTGGATGCCGCCAATCGGTCCCTTCTGACGGAGCATTATTAGTGTAAAAATAATCTACAGAATGACCGCGTTCGGCCATAAAAGCAGCTATAGTTTGCAAATATCGCTCGCCACCACCGGAACTCAATCCTGCCGTTTTAATAAATGCTATTCTCATTACTATTATTTCCTTATTATCTCATTGATGTTTTATAAACACCGATTTCCGAGCCTTGTAGAACCAACGGCGGCTCCCACCAATATACCTCGTGATTGTGAAGATCCATCTGGTAATTCAGCTCCCAATCAATACACAAACTAAATGGAATAATAGTTTCAAGTAAGGTTTGACATGTTTCTTTTTTGATAACTGTCGCAGATACACATCTCGCCGCCGGATGCCCCTTTAAATAAACAGATTTGCCATCTACTATATTTTCCGCGTGTAAATTACAACCAGAGCCGAGAAATATCATATCATACGTTTTTGGAGTTTCCTCATACATTTTACGAAATTTTAAAACAAAATCTGTATCCAAGATAGAATCGTCTTCTAAAATTAGAGCATAAGGATCATTTCCTTCAGCAATCTTCTTATAAACTTCTATATATTTAATGGTAACTGAGTAATCAGAAAGGCGCATCTCCCGTGGCTGCGCATGAGGAAACCACTTTTTGAATCTATTATATTGCTCTTCAAAAGACAAGTTACAATATTTTTCAATAATATCATTCGTTAACTCATTACCATCAAAATCTTCATAAAAACCGTAATTTGAAAATCTATGAAACTTCATCTGACTAATCATCATATCTTTTCGTTTTTTTAATGTTTTACAATGGATGATGTAAGTTTTTAAGTCAAACATTTCTCAATAGCTCCTAATACATTAGATGGCAATATGCTTTCCGGTACTCTATTATTAACAAACCAAGGCTCTTTGAGCATCGAAACATACAAATCAAAATCGGTATATACGTTTGTAATTTTTTCAAATACGTGTTCGTCACTTAAATCATTGGCATTTATGAAGCTTTTTACGTTAAACTCTTCGGATACTCTGGGGCTTCCCCAATAAATTGGAATACTATTAGCAAACATCGGGTGAATCAACTTTTCTGTTGTGTACCCTTCTGATTGTGTGTGTTCAAATGCAACAGTAAACTTGAATTGTTTCAAAAATTGAAATTTTTCTATCGTATCGCTGCGTCCAGGAAGGCGACTGCCGGTATTGTTATACATAGAACCCGCAGACACAATAGAATTTGGAAATACATTCATTAACTTTGGTACAAATGATACTCTGCGACCTGTTGGATTAGATGATACAAAATTGCAAAATTTAGTCTTTGTTTTCAAATGAGATGTCATATCTATCTTTTTTTCAAGAAAAGCATCCAAAGAATAATGAAATGCATGATCTCTATTTGAATTATATGGTCGATTAAACCAATTAAAATACATCGCCCATAAAGGAAGACGATAATTTTTCCCATTCTCTACGTACGAAAATGTGAATGCCAAATCACATTCATCCCAATTTGGCAAACTATTTTCTCCCGTGTAATAAATCATCTTAGCTCTTGTACCCAAATATCGTTGTTTTTCATTCTTCCGATCATAGTCCACCGAGTAAAACACAATATCTGGATCAGTCTCATCTATAATTACTTTATACTTTGTAGATAGTAGATTGTAAAAATAGTTATCATCTTTGAAATGATTAGCCCAGAAATCGACAAAATTAACTCGTAAAGTTTGCATTTATAAAAATGAGCCCTCTATTGGAGAAGTGATTATCCCCATACTGTTTATTAAATGTTCTTCCATCAGATCTAGCAATTTCTTGCCATAACAAGGATTCTTCCTTATTATAAATTAATCCGTATTTTTTAAAGATATCAATCCAGTAGTCTTTCGATTTACAGTTAACATGATGATGCCCAGCCTGGCCAACGTCAGCATATGTAATGGCTGCTCTTTTTGATTGGGCAAATATTGTCATATAATTATCTTGAAACTTCTCTTCTACATGTTCAAGGAATTCGCACGACCAGGCTAAATCATAAATTTTTGAATCTTTCCATTTATCTCTAGAAAAATCATGCGCGATAATTTTATCTTTTACTACACTGTTTGACAAAACATATTCGGATCCATCTATTCCAGCGACAGTGGGGACATACTTTAAAAATTCTATTATAGAATATCCCATGCCACATCCAATATCGATGACAGATTGTACATTATATTTTTTGCACATTAATCTCCACATTAATGGTGTAAAAGTGGCTGGGTCATTTTCTGCAATAAATCCTCCCAAATGACCCTCATCTATCATTGTTAAATTGTTACCAAGATTTATAGTTTTAATAATCCAACCTCCACTGTTGTCCAGCAGCAAAATGCCTTATTATACAATTATCCTTTTTACTTCTTGCTATATTGTATTGAAAAATACCATCAGGAATACTGTTTCTATCCTCAGACAAAATAGTAGAATTCCATTCTGGTCCAAGAATCTCTACATTATTATACAAATCATCCAGAGAATATTTTATCTTATTTTTAAAGAACTCGTCTTGTGTTTGATGCCATCCTCGGTGAGGAAGTATTCTGAAATCAACCCAACTATGTCTAGGAACACCCGATAAGGTATACCATGCAGCCTGTTCGCGCCATAATTGCCACAATTCGGTATCTTTACATTCATTCCATAGTTTCTCATCTAATATAGACAAGATCATATCGTTAGTCCATTCCGTTATTCTCATAGAATAATTACCCATACAATGAGAATTTCCATTATCTATAGCATATGTAAAATTTTTAGAATGAGGATATTCTATACTGGTATCCTTTATAATCATATCAGCATCTAAGTGAAGTATTATGTCATTTTCTTTTACAATACCAGTTTGTATCAAATGCAAAGGAACTGTAAATTTCCACCATGTAGGGTTATTTCTAAAAATTTCAATGCCTGATGATACGATGTATTCATACCCATGCCGCTGACAATACTCTTTGTTTCTGGGAGAGTAATAGTTATCAAAGATTTCTTGCCTCTGATCTTTATAATTCGCAACTACCAGCATGAACTTTTTCATATATTTACTCTTTTTTCTATATTTTCACACACACCAGTCAAACTAAAATATGCATCGTAGTGTTTTTTTATATTGTGTCTTATAGTATTTTTTCTTTCTTGTGAGACAGAACGAAGTATTTCATCTATATTATCAATTTCTGTATCCTTTACTATTATACAATAGTCATCCCAATTTAACTCATCACTCCAGGGAAGATAATGAGAATCGCTTATATAAACAGGAATAGATCCCAGTTGCATACTTTCATAAAGCCTGCAACTGCTTCTACCATATCCTCTTGGGCACAAACAAAATTCACTTCTCTCTGTAATATCCTTAAATAATTCAAAACGTTCAGCCGGTACAGAAGCTTTCCAAGAGTCTATATTTAAACTATATTCCGGATTATCTTTTAATAAAGAACACATCTTGTTTCGTATTTCGTGAGTAGACGACCCCACAAAAGAACAGAAAATATCTCTTTTTTTAGAGAGATTTGGGTTTTTTATCTTCGAACATATAGACGGCAAAGGAATCAAAGGTTTGTCATAGAAATGACCACCAGAAGAGAATATGATAGTATCCTTGGGCAATCTCTCCCGAGGGGCATCATCATGCTGGCAAACTGTGAAATATTTTCCGTTGGGATCTAATCTATTCAATATATTTTGAATATTAATCTGATGTTGATCACAATATAAAGTAGTCCAAAATATAGGCAAATAGGTACGATTGAAAGACTTGCCTTTTGACCATTCATAGAAATAGTCCTCTAAATACAATCCTTCGTGATAAGGAGGGTATGTTGGATATTTCGGTGATGGACGTAACACATCAGGTATCATATAAACCAATTCCCATACTGCTTAAACATAGCGATTTTGTTTTCCAACCCAATCATATGATTATTGTGTATGATATGGGTGTTCTCTTTATTTATCTCAGTCTTATAAAAGACATGACCATTCGGATATTTTTCTATAGGCAATAGTTGTATTTTTTCAGATAAATTCAAATCAGATACCATCTTATTAAAGATTATCTGATCGTCCATATGATTATTGGCGCAAGAATTTATAATCGAGGTGCTTTCATCTGATTTTGAAAAATACATAAATCCAGTGCAATATAGAGATCCTGGTCTATCACACTGGATGCATATCTTCTTTCCATACGAAAGAAGATCAGCTTCAACATTTTTCTTATATACTATATCTGTATCAGTAAAAACAAACTCACCTTGTTCTTGATAAAACTTACGTATGATTTTCCATTTCCAGCTCACGATCTTAGAGAAAGAAGAAGATTCGTCGAAAGACCACGTTTGATAGCCCTGAAGATCTTCTGATAACTTCTTCCACGTATATACATTACACCCTGTATCAGTTAGACGAGAATAACTATCATCATCAAAGCAATGGATATAAATCTGCGAGGCATCTACACCCGTTTTACACAAACTATGAATCATGTTTTTACATAAGTCAACGCATCCACTGTTGGTGTATGTCAAGTATTTCATCTAGTTCTCTTTATTAACTCAAAGAGGCTATCGTCTGCCATCTTAAGAGTGTTTACATGTTCTAAGTTATTCATTATAGCTTGCATTTTACTAAAGTAAAGATCCGATGTCAAAGAATTGATATCAAATTTATCATCAAGAAAGATGATGCCGTTTTCATCAAAATCCTCAACAATTCTATCAGTACCCCAATAAATAGGGATTGTGCCAGTTGCGAAACAATCAGTAATCTTCTCTGTATAATACTTGTCAACCTTGCAGTTTTCTATGACTATAGAAAACATATAAGGAAGCATACCCTGTGACTTATCTGGGTGAATACCCTCACCTAACTTTTGACTATCTAGAGTACCACCAAACAAATCAATTTTTCCTTGATACTTTTCTGCTATTTCGTTTCTTAAGAAATGCCCAGGAGCATATCTCTTTCTAGAAGCAAACATGGAGCATAACTTTTCTTTAACCGGAATCTCTCGTTTTTTTATCCAAGGTAGATTAGATCCAGCTGGGCAATATATGAAATTGGGTTCTAGACCAACTAATTCATCTATACATGTATATAAAGCAGAATATGAATAGGAAATAAGTTTTCTATTGACCTTTATGTACTGTACGAGATTTCCCAATAAAGCAGGAGATTCTACTAACCACGCATACTTTTTTTGATTTAACTTAATTCCATGAGGTATGTAGTTATCGCATACCACAACCGGATCCTCTACAGTAGAATATGCCCGCCAATTAAATAAGGACGGGCATATTGTAGAGCAACTGCTATACGAAACATCAAAAGGTGGATTATATATTTGTAGGGTTTCTGTCATATATTTTCAATGATTTATTTGTCAAATCTTCCCATTTATTTTCGCTTTGTTTACTATTTGATTGATAGAAATAGGGTCTTATAGGAGTCAATACGTTATAAGAAGACAGCAAATTAGACATTGCTATATCAAACGGAGCCAACTTATCTATTAAGCATTCCTTAGAAGCTGTCATGGCTGCTGAAAGAAATGTTGGAGAAATGTAGATAATAGCATGAGCTGCCAGTACATTAAATATTCTGGCATAATTTTGATTTATCTTTATACCAAACGGATTGCCTGCTGTAGATACACCAAGATAAACTGCGTCTGTATTATCTGGAATATCAAGTATTGGATTAAAATGTGGAGTAATATCCACATCATCTTCTAATATAAGAGAAGGCAGAGAAGGCTGACATTGCCTCATTGCATTGAGCTGAGCCAATCCAACCCCCATATAATGATTAATGGATTGATGATAGGCTTTGCCCTCAAAACCAGCAACTCGTATACCAGGAGTTCTCTGGTGGTTAATAAATCCATGGCTAGATAGCAAACTATTCATCGATCTATGATTTTCTGTATGCTCTATAAGATTTATCCAAAAAGTCGGTATTTTTCTTATATCAATAATCATAATTTATGCATCCGTATCGCTTGCGTATCTAAACTCTTTGGCTGCGGCTTTGTCAATCAACTCCAAAATATCAGCAGTGAAGTACTTTTCTGGTTCTTCGTTGATTTGCTTCTCAAAAACCTTGGTTCCATCAGCCATTTCATATCTGGTACTAACTTTCTTAAAGATACCATGCTTTTCAGCTAACTCAAGAAGACCGTAGTATCTGTTCAGACCAGAATCGTAGCGAAGAAGCAAATCTACTTGGCTATTCTCCTTGGTCTGTCTACCTTTATTTATTTTGGCATGAATGACATTTCCTACTACCTCATCTCCATCCTTCTCTTTTCTCTTGGATAGGAACACGATGGTAGAAGCAGCATACTGGATTCCCGTTCCTCCGCTGGCTACCTTTGGCGCATAGGCACTCAAGGAATTATAGGTATGATTAGTTAATAGCAATGGAACTCCAGCCTTGCCCAGCTTCAGTGTAAGCACACGGAAAACAGACTTGATAACTCTGGCTCTTGTCATGTCCGCAGTATCTTTACCTTCTGCGGTATCAGCCATTTCTTTGCTTGTAGACAACATACCAAGAGAATCCAGAACAAGAAGCAAAGGCTTTTGTTCTCTTTCGTCGGGGGGCATTTTTAAGTATTCGTCTACTACTTTTACACACTGATTTCTGAACTCTTCTACGGTGGTAACTCCAACCATAGCCATTCTGGATGTATCTATCTTTCTATTGCGAATCATATCACTTGTTATGGCTGATTCAGTCTCGAAATATACACACTCTCCATGAGGATGTTGATCCAAAAATGTCTTGACTATACCAAGCGAGAGATAAGTTTTTCCTACCCCGCTGTCACCGGCTAGTGCTATTACTTTATTATTTGCGATACCTTTATAGATAGACCCAGACAACAAAGCATTCAGAGCATAACAACCTGTATCTAGATACCCAGTGATATCGTTAGCCTCAATACCATCCTCTACTATACCAGAATATTCATTACCGGTTATTTTCTTTATGTTTTTAATAAAACTCATGTTTATTCCTGTATTTTGTTTATTACACTATTACATTCTTCATTTATTCTTTGCTTGGCTAATTCTATATATTGTTCTGCTATGTCTCCGCCTACGAAATTTCTATTTAGTTTTTTAGACATAACAGCAGTAGTTCCAGATCCAAGAAAAGGATCAAATATAATATCATCTGGCTTGCTGAAACATTCTATTAAATCCCCACACAATTTATCTGGATATGGTGCAGGATGCAAATTCTTTGTTTTATTGGATTCACTAGAACTTCCCGAATATTCCCATACTGTTCCAGGACATTTTGTATCTGCCTGAACTTTTTCTTCAATCTTGGTCATTGTACCATCAGTCATGCGCTGAGTGCCATGCCACTTAACTCCTGCATGTTTGGCTGGTATTTTAAGATGCTCTTTGGTGAACGTATTCGGTCTATCACCCTTCAAGAATAACAGGATATATTCATGGTCTACCCTAAATCGTCTACTCCACCATGCTCCAGGCTTGCCTGGTCTATTATAAATACAGCATTCAAATAACTTCCATCCAGAATCAACCCAAGAACATATAGTACGGTGTGTTGTTATAGATTTTCCATATTCTTTTGTGCCATCTTGAATAACCATGGCGCAAATACCTCCGTCTTTAGTTATTCTTAATAATTCTACTCCTAAAGAGTCCAGAGAAAGAGTACCTTTGGAGGTATAATCTCTTATTTGATCGTAAGGAGGAGAGGTAACAGTTAAATCTATATGATTTTCTGGTAAAGATTTACATAATTCTATGCAATCTATAACCTGAATGTTCGAATAAATCATCTATACATTCCTAATTTTTGTGATTCTTTAATTAGATTATTCAAATTCTTATTTCTTTGTTCGTTCTTTGCGTTTCTTTTTAGTCTCGCTCGGTTTTTCCGGTGCTTTCTCGCTATGTTCACTTGTTTTGAGTTTGGCATTTGAATCATCCTTTAGTGTTTGCTTGTATCTATCATTATCGAAAACAAGCATATCATGAACAACCTTTAACGTTTCCCTTAATCTTTCTATCCCCCATTTCAGCCCTTCTTTTTCTGTTTTGTATTTCTCAGAAAATTCTAATGAGGTTCCCTCTATTAGTCTGGGCGCAATAGCTGCCATATACATGCTACCGGTTTTCTCTACAAACCCATATACTATAGATCTATAATAGTTAGTAGCATCGCCATACCAAAAATACAGCGTTCCTTTTATTCTTTCCATATGAAATCTATTGTCATTTTTCATTCAATGTTTTCTATTATCTCTAACCTTCCCTGATCGTGGTCTTTTATATATGTCATCATTTCATCATATAGAAGGTAAGTGTCAGAATATTTTTCATGAGCAACGTCTATGTCCAACCCATAAGCTGCTATTACTTTACACATTTTCTTCAAGGCTTCTTCTATAGTAGGATGAGCTTGTGTTAAAATTGGATTCTCGTCACGAAATCCACAATCGTACACACCTTCCTGCATGGTATTATGAAAATACACAGCATGATGCTCAGCAGATCTACTGGTATACAAAACTATTCCAGATGTTTTCTTTAGCTCTGGATAAGATCTTTTCAACTCGGACTTCTTTTTCTTTACAACACTTTTCCGCATATGTTACACTCCGTAGAACCATCTGGATAGACGTGTTTATCTTCGTGAGTACATTTTTCGCGCAAAGCTTCAAGCTGCTGCCTGATATTCTTCATATTCTTAGAATAGGTAGCTAGCTCGCTTACCATCTTATCTTCAAGTATTAAGATTTCCTTTTTCAAATCTATATTCACCGTACAACTCCTTATTTGCTATCTTATACTGAAAATCAGCTTCGATATATTCTTGTTGTAGTCGAGTTCTTTCTTCGTTCGATTTATTCAGTTGCTCTAAAATTTTAGCTCTATTTTCCTCAGCACGAAGATGACGTTCTATTTTAGCAATCTCGTCCAAGTTTTCTGGTAATCTAAAGTTCATTACTCGCCCCTATCATCCCCTATTTGTTCTAACCAACATTCTCTCAAGGCTTTGTGGTCTTTCTTTCCTTTCTTCATGTTTTTAAGCTTTTCTATGATTTCATTCGCATGATCTATTGTTAACTGAGGAAAGGTAATATTATAGCGTTTCTGTACTAGTTTAAACTTAGTATTCATAGTCCTTGCGTCATATCCATAAACAGGTTTGTATTCTTTATTCCAATTTATATACTCTAACATTTCGCTTATGAATTTTGTAGCAGTAGTTTGACTTTTGTTTAGTGCTGTTTCAGATACTCTTATTATTAGTTTACATTGTGTTTGTGTATTATTCATTTTATTGGTTTCCTAATATATTATAGCATAACTATTTCTAAAGTCAAATGACGATTCCTTCTCCTGATGAAATTATGGCTTTTGAAACACAAATATAGGCTCGTATTTATGGTATTTTCCGTTTACTTTGCAATAATTTTTACATTTTGGTATACCATTAGAATCCAATCTTTGACTCCCGGGCATGGATGCTAAGGTCATCTTTAATGTTTCTCGGTATTTCATACCAAGAGAAAGCAAATAAGACTTAGAATCCTCTTCTAGTGGCATATAAACACCATCAACCAAAATATCAGCAATATTCCACGCAATGTATCCACCAGATTTCAACCAATTATAGCAAGTAAGTAGGGTTGGACGTAAAAACCCATCCCTCCACGATTCATACGAAGAACCGTATTTAACGCCGGCTTGGTTTGGATCTTTAGAATAAAGTTCCCTTTGCCAATAAGGCGGGGAGGTAAATATTAAATCAACTTTACCCTTATATTGCTGGAATCTAGGATGTTTATGTATTTCTTCTGATCCCTCTTGGTAAATATCGTAAGTATTCTGTTGCCCAAATATAGGATTGTTTCTATACGTGTGCGTATTTACAAAATCGGCTACGTGTTGATATTTGGATTTACCATCTGTATGAATGTTATCTGGGTTTGGATCTGTTCCAACGTAGTGAATCTTGCGGTCTGTCGCAACAGTCATAGCCCCTAATATTCTTCCAGCCCAACCAGACGAGGGATCATAAACGATAATAGGGTCTACTTTATCCACAAGATGATCAGTGTATTTCTCATAGATATACTTAGCAGTCAAAGGTGGAAAGTTAATAGGCACAGAAATGTATCCTATTCGATAAGCCGTAAATGCTTTCGGATAAAGCTTCTGACCTTTTTCAAAAAGTCTAATAAGATAGATATGCCCATCTTTTAGCTGGTTTATCGTAATATTAGCTAAGTTGATATGACTAAATCCATACTTCCCATGGACTTCTAATAACTCTTCTTTAGTTAGAGCCAAAAAATCACTTTGTTTTACTTGATAATACCCAGTAGACACTTCAGTATTCACTTCGGATTCTTGAATCCAGAAGTCGTAATCTTGAAAAATCGTGTCTTTGTGTGTATAATATTCATGTATCCACTCGACACCACTATCAACATCTACTAAAGCTGACTTTACATCATGCTTCTTTATACACAAACTGTAATGGTAGAACGAATCTCTTCGGAAGTGCCTACGACTTCTCTTTAGCATAGAAGGCAAATACTTGTCGTTAGCAAACATGTCATAAACAGAGTATCCATTAGTACTCATACCATAACACATAGCTACCTTCATCATATTAGAAAAGAACTGGTCTACCTCTGTTCCAAGATGAAGATTATTAATGATAACTGACCCCTTTTCATTAGGGGTCAGCTCATCGTCATATTTGAATTTCGATACAGGAGCACTGGTCATATCATTGAAACCAGATACCATCTCTTCAAAAGAACGCCCAGATCTGGCTGGGCATCCGTAGGTATTCCATGCTTCTAATATTTTGGATCTAGAATGCTTAACCCATTCATCAAATTCGTCTAGTGTCATAGACAGAATTTGATCGAAGGTTACGTTAACAGTAGGATCTTTGAGTATAGGGTTCTTTTGGTAGTATGGATCACTCATGCTCTTCTTTCCATTGAGTTATTCTTTCAATACTCATATCAAAAACTTCTTTGACTATTTCGGATCCTATATAATCTCTGCCGTTATTTAAACAACCAATAGCAGTAGTTCTTGATCCCATAAAAGGATCGTATATAGTTTGTCCTTGTTTGGTATAACCCAAGATAAATGGATTAATCACTTCAGTAACGAAGTTATCATTATACTTCTTGTGCTTCTCAAACGGAATAACAAACACATCGGGCAGGGATGGATTAATCTTAATAGAAGGATTCTTAAAAAATGTCATTATGTAAGTATAGTTAAATCTATATAAATTTACTTTAGTAGACTTAACCCAAATCTTCTGGGTGCTGATTCGCCAGCCCATATTTTCCATAATACTATTGACTATAGCATGTTTCTGTATTAAACTACCATTACACTTTCTATCGGACATGAATATAGTCATGTATCCGTTAGATGGAGTCAAATTTGTTAGCCGTTTGCTAAGGAAAAACCCATAGTTATCGTCACCAGGTTTCATTCCTATCTCTTCGTAATCGGGAGGAGAAGTTAGCACATAATCATACTTTATTTCTCTGTTCTGTGTTGTATAGCAATCCTCATTATACATCATATTCTTCGTTCTCCCCAAACAAGAATGCGTACATCAACAAGAATCTAAATTTAGATTTCTCTTGTGTCCATGGATTGATTACTATATCCAAAGGAAGAACCGGATTACTAAAATCAGCAGATCCCCCGGTTATAAGATTATCTGCCTCAGTAAAGAGTATTCTGTTGTCAACTTCAGACACTATACTAGAATACTTATCAGGAATAGGCATATTAAACTTCTCATATATTACTTTTTGGCATTTATCTTCATATAATCGATAGTTTCCTAGCTTATACTTCAATGGTCTTGGAACATCCACACAGTATGCTTCGGAAGCATCGTGAAGCAATGCGTACTTGGCTGCTTCCTTATCATAGGTAGTCTCAAAGACCCACTTAGCACAGAGCGTCGAGTGTTGGGCTACACTATAGAAACTTGTGCATTGTCCAGCAAATCGACATTGGTTGGATAAGGCGTGTGCGATATCCGCAATATCAATCATATCTGGAGTAGGTTCATCATAATAATATTTCTTGCCGGTAAACGTTTTAATAAAACTCATAGTAAATCATACTCTTTCTTTATCTTAAGTCAAGACATCTTGCTGAAATTGTTCTTCTTTTCCACTCTAATAGATCTGTCAAATTTGTCTGTTAATATATCTCCCTTATGGGAAATAACGAATACGTGAGTATTCACACTAAGATGCTTGAGTAACTTCAGAAAATCTTCTGTTCCAGAAGCATCCAATGAGCTATCAAATACCTCATCCAATATAAGGATATTAGTATTAGTGCTGTTCTTGGCTCTTGCTATTTCTCTCCAGGTTAACATCAAAGCCATATCGATTCTGAATTTCTCGCCTTCAGAAAACGAGTTATACTCAAAGTCATCTCGGTGCCTACTCTTTATCTTTTCCTTAAACGATTCATCTAGGTTGAAATTAACAAAGAAATCCATAGCACTCAAATACTTGTTAATATACTTGTTCATAAGAGGCAGATACTGCTTGACTATTTTGGACTTAATACCGTTATCTTTCAATAAAACTTGAATAATATCGTAGTCATATTTTCTCAGCATTATCTCTTCTTTTTTAGCGAGATTATCCTTTATATTCTTTCTGAGTAACTCTACCTTTTCCTCTTCCTCCTTTATAGTTTCATCTATATTTAGGTCCAATGTGTTTCGGATTTTAAGTATGTAGTTATTTGACTCGGAAATCCTAACATCAATCATAGAAATACTAGAAGATATATCCTGAATTTCTCTTAATATTTGCTTAGCAGCATCGATATTTTTTCTTGTTTTGTCTATCTTCTTGTCTATCTTGGTTACAGCAGAGTTGATTTCTTCTAACTTCTTAGACATAGAACTGACTGTCTCGTCTCTGAATAGAGCATCTATAGCTCTTTTACAAGTAGGACAGGAATCATTTTCATTATAAAATTGAATAGACTTAGTTATATTCTTTCCTTCTGTTCCTATAGTAATACGTAGGGAAGTAAATTCCTTTATTTCATCTTCGCATTTAGAAAAAGGCAGCAAAGATTCTTTCTTTTCTTCTAACACTTTCATCAATGCTTTCTTTTCTTCCGCAAGCTTAGCATTAGAAGACTCGGCTTCCTTTATTTGTTGTATCTTCTCTTGTCTATCTTTATTATTTCTGGACTTCAGCTTAGCTATGTGGTCTTCATGAATCTTACATTTTCCTTCATCAGAAGAGATTTCAGATTCTATGGATTTTATATCCTCTCTTAGGAGAGAATACTTTTCCTTTAGAACTCCATTCATTCTAGTGAAAACCTTAAGATCCAACAGCTCCTCGATCACTTCTCGTCGTTGGCTGCTCGTTAACTGCATAAATGGGACATAGTTAGCAGAACCCAAGACTACCAATTGAGCAAAAGAATCAAAGTTAAGCTTCAATATGTTTTGCTCTAGATGCTTCTGATAGTCTAGATTCTTAGCGTCTTGATTTAAAAGTACACCGTCGCAATAGATCTCAAATACAACTGGTTTTAATCCACGTATTATTTTATATTCTTGCTTTCCTACGCTAAACTCTAACTCAGTAATACAATCTTTATCATTTATGCTATTCACTATTCTGGGTTTGTTTATAAATCTATAAGCCCTACCGAATAGCGCAAAGGTCAACGCACACAAGAATGTGGAATTGTGTGACACTATTCCATTAGTATAATATTCCTTTACTGTGTTTACCTGTAAATCATATAAATCTTCTGTAAATTCGCAACAAGAAACACGTCTGATCTCTTTTTTGCCTGTTTTTGTTAAAACAATATCACCAACTTGACAATCTTTCAGTTTTTTCCATCCGTTGTTTACAAAAATCTTATGATCCGGAGAACCTTCCAAATATTGATCTTCTGTTTCTATCTTTAAGATAGGCGAATCATAAGCCGTAATATCCGCCCATTCTATGTCATAAAACCCATGACGAGTTTCGACTTTTATCTTACCAATACAATCGGGATTTTGTTGGTAAAATTCTACTATATCTCCAACGGTGCATTTCATAATAAAGTTTCCACAAAAGTATCACATTCCTCTTTATTCCACAACAAACGCACTGAAATAACCGGATCAGGGAAGATTTTGCCTATTTTTCAAAAATTCTTCAAATTTTTGCTTTACAGCAGGGTCTTCTATAGAAATATCTATTTCCGTAAGCTTTCTCACACATTTACCTTGACCATTTTGACCAGAAATCAAAGTAGTAGGAGATTGCGTAAGGTCTACTTCAGTCCAGTAGTTACCATACGAAAGAAAATTCTTCCATTTTACTTTTTTGAAACAAATCAAACATTACTCCTTGTCTTCAGAAGACAAATCATAACTTTCATTATACAAATCATTTATTATAGTTTTTAACCTATCAGCACAAACATCAGTTAGAGAATCTATTTCCTTAGAAATGATGCTAACGGTGTCCTGTGTCTGGTCAACTGTATCAGTTGTATCTACAAAGAGGTCAACCTCTTCGATGATGTTAAATTCCGCTAGATTGGCTTGATAAAATCGATCAATTATTTTTTCAAGATCTTTTGGTTTTGTTTTCTTTCTCACCACAAACTTTACATAGCAATCTTTATACTTATCATAATCATAAACAGGAACAGAAGTGGTGTCATCGTAAACCAGCCTATAGAATATCTTATATGGATTTTCAATAAACTCTAAATCTCCGTTACTTAAGTCTATTGTATGAAATCCTTTGCGTTCGTCTACATCTGCGAACGTCATATCATACTGAGTTCCAAGGTAGTATATCTGCCCATCATCATGCTTCTGGTGAAAGTGTCCAGAGAAGACCTTGTGAAACATACCAACTTCTTCTTTATCTATTCCTTCTTCGCTTAAGATACCACGAAGAACCTGAAAACCCTTGATTGCGAAGTGACCAAATGACAAGGTAGACTTTGTTTCCTTGACAAAATCATGAAATCTAGACATATTATTGTCGTTTAACCATGGAATCAAAGCTACGGTGTTGCCTTCTATAGAAACATCCGTTGGCTCGGAATACACCTTTACGTTAGGATAGTGTGAGTATAACTCCGTGGTGGAGTTTACTTCGGAAGTATTACGGAATACAATATCATGATTACCAAGAATCATGTGAAGAGTTATTCCCATTTTCATTAATGGTTCAAAGAACTCTGTTCTGCTAAACCGCAAAGTCTCTATATTTACATACTTCCTCTTATCCAGAAAATCACCAAGAAAGATGATAGTCTTGATGTCGTGTTCCTTAATATAAGGAAGTAGCAGATTATCCAAAAATGTCTTAATGTAAATACGGAATACAGGAGAATCCGATTTTAGCCCAAAATGCAGGTCATTTAATAACAACACCTTACTCAAGGATCTTTCTCCATAAACTCATTCAACGGAGATATTTTCTTTGGTTTTTGGTTCTTATTTTCTTTAATTTTACTGGTTTTCTTATCGAAATATTCTACATCATTTTCATTAAGTTTAAAGAATTCTGCGTATATGTTATTCTTATCCGGATCTATCTCATACTTCTTGATTATGTGATCCTTCAAGGCTCCAGTAGTGTCAGCCCTTTCAAACAACTTCATCTTTACATAACATTGCTTCTTTTCCTTTTGGATCCTTCGCAAGAAGGCAAAGAATATGATTTGTGTAATATACGCAAAAGGATTCTTGGATTTCTCTGGATCAAAGTTATCCAGGTACATTATGGCATTTTCTATGCCATCGGAGACCATTTCTTCGCGAAACGTATACCCTGCAAAATTTGGTCTAGATGATAGCCTTTCCGCAATTTTAAGGATTGCTGAACCTATGTACTCCGAAATCCTAGGTCGTGTAGTAAGTTCACCGGACGCAAACTTATTCATCTCTGTCTTATAAAGAATCATTTCTTTTAATAAAGTGTCATTATTTACATAATGGTTTGCGGTACACTCCTTTTCAATAACTACTATTTCTTCTTCCGCCTTCTGTATTATTTCTTCTTTCATTGTAGACCCTTTGTGTACTAGTGTATTATAGTACACCTTTGTTCAAAGTCAAGTCCTTCGCTGAGGCTTTGCGAAGCGATTTGCGAAGCAAACAATGAAATCCATTACGAATAGAATACCTCTACTAAAAACCACTTTAATAGTTCTCTCTGGATTTTAAAGAACCAGTCAACTTCACCTGTGCGACTCCGCAAAGCCTCCGTCACAAAGATCTCGTCGCTTCGCTCCTCGATCTTGGTTGTTTTGTTTTTCAAGAAAATTAGGTTTTACAAAACCTGGGTTCTGGGTTACCTGGTTACTCAAGGTACTGTACCCTGGTTACTCAGTTCTTCCTAACTGGGTGATTATATGCTCGCTGGATACAAAAGTCAAGGAAGAAATAGAAATATTTTCAATCAATATTGAACCTTGGTTTGTGTTGCCAAGAATCTGGATTCTTCATATCTCTATCATATTCCTCGTCAGCGTCTAGCTTATGCGATGTCATTCCAGATTTTATATTAGATAGTGCCATCTTCTTGTTTATAGAGTCTTCTCTAGCCATGGCTTCTGTATACATGGCTAAGACATCGGAATCTGGGTCAGCAAAGGTTACTATCATTGATCTAGGAAGAAAATAGAACTCGTCAGATGAGTATTCTATCCAAGTTTTTAGCATTATGGTTGTTTTCTTAACTTTCCATGCTTTATCGAATATAGTCTCTGTGCTGATTACCATAGGTCGTTGTAGTATGAATGAATTTTTGTCTCTTGATAATCCAGCTATTAGAGTCTCGCCTGTAGATATCCTGATAATTTTGTATTTCGCGGAAGATTGAGATTTATCGCTCATATAGAAATCCTTTATATTCTGATTGTAAACATATCAAAGTCAAACTGCTCCTCATTGTAAATCTTCAATCTATCCATAAAATGCTTTAATGTATAGTTTACATGAGATTTGTGATGAAGATCGTCTGAAATATCATAGAGAGTTGCTATTTTCTTGTCATCTGCTTTTCTTAGCTGTCTACCGATGCTTTGTAACACTCTTATTCGACTTTTTGACGGAGAGGCAAAGATAATATTATGCAGTTTCTTAATATTAATTCCGATGGAAAATACACCTACCGAAGCAACTATGATAGCATTGTCTTCTAGTTCCGTGAGAGTTCTAACTGATTCTCTGACCTCGGCTTCGGTTTTACCGTGAACAAAGAAAACCTTTCTATCTTCAGGAACCTTAGACTTTATCAGCTCGTAAAGTACTTCTCCGTGCTTTTCTACGAACTGAAACAAAACCAACGTATTACCCTTTATTGTAGTAGCCAAGTCTGATATAAAGCTATTTCTCTTATCATGAAAAACTAAGTATTCTAGTTCTTCTTGATAAGATTTGCCCTTCATATTTAGGCAATCTTCTTCTTTGTGTTTTAGAGTAATACAGTTTATTTTTAGAGCAGAAAGAAGGTCTTTATCCATCAACTCTTTGGTAGAAATAACCTTTTGTACTTTACCGGTTAAGCCTTCTATGACCAGTTTGTTGGTGAGCATACCGTCAAGCGTACCAGTTAAACCGACTTTAATAGGACTGCGTGTGCATGACTCGAATATGGATGTAATTGACTTGCTTTTTGCGGAGTGAACTTCGTCGCATATAACTACAGAAAACTGATCAAAGTACTCTTTTGGTTGATTAATGGCTGATTGCCATGTAGTTATTACAACACTCTTATTTGTTGTTTTCTCTTGACCAGAGTATATACAATGACAGTTGTTATCTGTACTCCATTTATTTAGAGCAGAGTATTCCTTGAAGTCGTTAAACATCTGTGTTACTAGAGATACGGTAGGAACTATAAGAAGAACTTTACCTTCTAGATTATCCAGATAAAATCTTATTAGTCCATAGATAATAAGACTCTTGCCAGACCCAGTTGGGGAAAGCAACAAGCCTCTAGCGTTTTCTAGTATATACTTGACTCCTTCTACTTGATGATCCATAGCAGTAAGAAGACTGCCTTTGTACGCAGGCTGAAGTTCTTTGAAGAAGGCTTGTATCTGTTCAGTAGTGAATACAAATCTTGGAGTTTTCTTGAATAACTCTGGATCTAAACCTACTGTATAGTTTCTAGACTTAGCAAATTCCAATATATGAGAAAGCAACCCTTTGTATATTAGCTTAGTTCCAAGCGAAAACAGTCTTATTTTACCATCCCATATCTTTGCTTTTACTTTAGGATGAAAGCGGTGATTGGGTACGTAAAAAGTAAAAGCCTCGCTAAGTTCGACTAGTTTGCCGAAATCTTGCGAGGATATTTTTACGTAAACGTGATCGTGGTTATGTACTTCTAAGTCATTCATTTCAAGAGATACCATTTGTAAATTTTCGCCAGTCGATTATAGATCTTATAACCCACTGCCTATTATTTATCTCTTTGATAACGCCTTCCAAATACTCCAATTTATATTTCTGAAGGTCTAGTTTTACCTTCAATTCTATTAACTGTTGATCGGCATTAATGTAAATATCAAGATCGCTCTTTAGTATCTTCAACGGAAAAGGATCTATGTTGAGTTTGGTTAAGACCTCTTCGTCGATTTTGCCGGTATAATATTCCCACTTAAACTTCAACATCTCGGCGTATTCTTTTTCCAGCTTCTTGTAAATATACTTCTCGTCTAAGAATATTCCAAGATATTTACCGTGAAGCTGTGGTATTCTAATGGCTTCGACATCTAGCTGTAAAGAATCCAGTTGTGTATCTTTGTCTACGAGTTCTTTCAATTTTTCAATATTCATTATATAATCCTAAAGTCATTGTTCTTTTATTTGATATGTAGTAAATGCTAGTTCCACGGTGGAAAGAAGAATGTTTGTTTCCGTAGCTGCTGAGTCGAACTCGACGTAAGATAGACTTACTGGAAAGCAGTTAGAAAACTCAACCTTGTGTGATATGTTATGCGTGTTGGTGAGAATAGTCAAGAGAACATCATCTGAAAAGTGCGTTTCTTGAGGTCTGTACTCTAAGTGGTCAGTATAGTTCGAACACTGTAAGATCCAGTTTCGGATCTCTTTCCAGTTTTCTAAGTTCTCGTCTACTATGAAAGATACCGAAAGGTTCTGGTGTTCTACTTCACCTGCGGGTCTCTTTATAGTATTGAATGGGGTTCTTTGATTAGCTACACCAATAGAAAGACCAGGTAACAACACACTTTGGCACATGTAGGTAGTGTTTGGTAATCTCTTTACCATCATCCTAAATCTAGTCGAAAACAAGTTATTCTTGTTTTGTGGTTGATTTTGATACAAACCAAAAGCCAGATCTTCGTTCATTTGCTTACCTTCTTATTTTAGCACATGCGTATATTTTAGAAATATCGATGGAGTTTTTCCATGACATATCTGGAATATTTCGAATATGCTTGCTTGAAGTTTTGATCAAAAAAGCCCACAGTGGTACCATAACGTACCATCTATTTTTCCATATTTTAGTTAGTAACATACTATTGTATTTATATCAAGCGTTATAGATATTGGGTGCTGCTGTCTTGTTCTTGGTTGGCTGCTGAGGTGTGTTGCCGGTTGGTCCAGTTAAAGAGAGCAACAGACATTGAGCAACTAACTGCGCACGGTTGATATCTTGACCTATTGGGGTTTGTAAAATTAAGTAAGTTATTGCGTCTTTGAAGCTTATCAAAGACGAAAGATTATACATTTGTTGCGATGTAGTACCATAATTTTGAATAATCAATGCGGTCGGATTACTAAACTCTTGGTTACCTACATATAGTTGATACATGTATAATCCTTTTTATATATTTATAAAATCAAATATTTAAGTTGGATTTTACAATGTTCAATAACGACGGCATATCAAAGGATGTGACTTCTATATAAGGGAATTCCAAATTTTTTAGGGTGAGTCTAGCCATTGTATCAAGATTTATTGCTTCATCCAGTGATTGAAATCGACCTTTTCCGTTATATGGCTTATCGTGATCTCTTACCAGCATGACATGAAGAGCTGGATACTTGGCTTCGAAGGCTAGAGCTGCTTGCTTTAGCTCAGACCTACAATCCAAGTTATAAGCTACCGTGTACATATAAGAAAGCGGTAGTGGAGAATCTGTTATGATTACATCTACTCCATTCTTTAAGCATACTTCTTCTGATCTCATTTGCTTAGAAAAGATATAAAACTGATCGAATCCAGTTATTTTTCTTCCTTCCCAAGCCCATGTTTTAACGTATTCTCTAACTAGCTCGTATTGCTTTACGTGGTTGTTGCTATTACTATGCATTTTCATTTCATAGTATAGCCCGGCTGCCATAGTAGACTTACCAGTACCAGGACCGCCGTATAAGTTTATTCTTCTAATCGTCATATCGTGCATCCCTATGATGTAAAATTGTTATACCATTAAGATGGTCTATTTCGTGTTGTAAACAAATGGATTCCAGTCCATCTAACTCAAAGAACTCTTCTATATTAGAAATAGGTGTGTGCGAGAAGGTGGACTTATTCCATCTTCTGACACAAACATATTTATTTGGAATAGACAGACAACCCTCTTCCGTAACAATAGTATTCCCCTCTTCTGCGCTGGCTCCTATCCACTTAGGATTGATATAAGATTTTATATTACCATTGCATTTAGTAATAGCAACTCTGAGATCAACGCCTATTTGGTTAGCGGCTAACCCAATACCGCCTTCGGCTATCATGACTTCAGTCATTCTTTCTATAAGTTCATTTACCGTATCTATCATAACCAGATCATCCATATTTACCCAGTTGCACGGTCGAAGTAATGTATGATGAGGATATGTTACTAGATTATGCCCGCTAAATTGATTCTTCTTTTTCATATGCTTTTTTTATTTTCCAAAGAACTTCGGCTTGACAGAGATGCCCTGGTTGACCAAACATATCAGATAGACCAGATTTGGATAGCAAAATGGGCACAAGATTTTGTTCATGTACCCACTCCCACCACCATTTATGGTATTGTTCTTTACATTCTTTTATATTGATTGGGGTTTTGCCCTTGGCTTCTTTCCAGCTTAACCCCGTGGAGCCATCTGGAAAGATTTTCATAGCCTGGTACGCTTCTTCGATGGATCTTCCACCAAGAGATTTTGGTCTAGCGTAGAAAGCAGAAAATCGCTTATCCCCTCTAGACGAACACTCGTAATACGGTTCGTGCCCATATTTTAGCATATGTTATTGTAGATCAATGGAAAGAAAAGTCAAGTAGATTTAGTTTTAACTTTCTTTTTCTTTCCAAATATACGTTCGTAATTTTGATCGTATTTGACTTTATCCACTGGTCTAGGAGAATCTCCTTTGCCGGCACCTTCGGACTTCATTTCAAGATTCCTTCAATTATGGCTATTCCATGTTTCTCTTAACCGACTATGATCGACTGGATATAGTTCTTTGCCATTATATCCGTGGTATCTGCCGTCTTCTATGTCACAAATATACTCTTCGTCGTGACCACCGCAGTCGTTTACTACTCTTAGATCGTCAAGAGGACAATCTCCGATGAATTTTAGTAGCTTTTGGGCTATTTCTTCTGCGTATTCTTTGTCAAATCCGTCTTTACCCTCAGAACTTACAAAGTAGGTATTATCATCGCGGTGCAAATCTAAGATATATTTACCTAAAGTTGTTGGTTTCAGACATTGAGCAAAGTCAAAGTTGGACCAGAACCCCTTACCTAGTTCAAACAATTTCTTTTTCTTAGGATGATACACATAATATTCGATACCCATAATATTTCCTTATACTTATTTCTTATTTCTCATTATTCGCAACTCGTCATTTACGTCTTTTTGATTTTGCGGAACATTATCCACTTGCTTTGATCGAGTTATCTTTGGATATTTAGTCTTCATCATGTCATGTCCTAACAACCCAGCTGCTCCTATACCAGCCGCAGCTACTATGGCTTTACCTGTTTTTAGGGCTTCGCGGGACTCTCCAATTTCTTGTCGTCTTTTTAGAACTTTATTGTCTCTGTGCCATTGGGCTATATCACTGTCTCTATGTATGAGAGCTTTTCTACGAAGATTATGAAGAGCTGCGTCCATTTTCTTCACCCGTACCTGGGGTTGACGGCTATCTCTAGTCTTCATTTTTTTAGACGTGGGTATATGAGAAGGAAGATCGGAATTGGGAACATGTTTCAAGTAAGCCGCACCATCTTCAAACGAATCTCTGTCTGGTTCTCCGTATTCTTTCTTATATAGTGTATATGATCTAGAAAGATGCTTTCTTCTTAGTTTATCTGCATGATCTAGGGCAGATTTGTGTTGCCATGCTCTAGTTTTAAGAGTAGTATTTTCTTTTATGTTATTCTTTGCGTTTTTTCTCAACAAAGACATACTACTCTTGTAAATCATTCTATGACCTATGTCATTGGTCCATCTTGAAGGACCACCTTTTCCTGCTGCCATTCTTTTTCGATTTAGAGATTTTAGCCCACCAGAACCTTCGAAAATGAACTGAATGAATGTTAACATGAAATCTCCTGATTATTATAGTATTTATGCGGTGTAGGATTTCACGAATACCTTATTTCCGCAATCATAAATCTTGGAATATCCAAGAGATTCTGCCATCTGAAACTCTGTCTGTGTGTCTGAAAATCCATAGGTTTCTATCATCTTTTTCTTAGTTAGGCTTTGCCGGTTGAATCTTTTTCCATTTTTTACGTAATAATAAGATGGATTGCTAGTGTGTGAGTATTCAAACCCAAGAGATTCGTACATTTTACCTGATCCATAGCGAAGATTACAATAAGAAATGAGATTCGTTGGATTATGTGTCTTCTCGAAGTGAGTCAACAACTTGGATCCACCACCTACAACAGAACCATCCGTAGCATAACGTAGTAACTCATATTCGTATTTTTTATTATAACGGGGAGTGCCAAAGGACATGATAGCAATTAGGGTTCCTTTGAATTCCAACCCAATACAGACTTTAGATGCTACGTATCCCTGTATATGATGCTTGTTTAAGAATTCCCGCTCAGCCTCGACACTAACGGTTACTATTTCGCACTTTCTGGCGTAAACAGGGAAAGATTGAAGTAAATGATGTTGTATTTTACCCTTGATTATTTCTGGATTATTATTCCATTCATCCTCGAAGACAGTAATAAGAGTGATATCCTTCTTTTCGCATTCTAGATATTTGTTCTGATGGTATTTTGTATCTTTTATAAACTCATCTGAATGCCAATACAACCCACAAAATTCTATGGCTAAATTGTGTTCTGGTATGTAAATATCTAGTTCCTTGGGTGATATGATGGATCGGTTAGATTGTTCAATTTGCCCCTGGTATACAGATTGAATATACTTCAAAATTTCGTTTTCTAAACTAGATATTTGAGTTTTTATTATTTCTATATTATGTCTATGCATAGCATCAGATATTGTTTTTGTAGATCCAGATAGTCCAAGTTCTTTTGATATTTGAGTCAATGACTTTTGGTGTGTGTGGTGCTGATCTATTAGCCACTCTTTGTTGCTTAATTTTTCAACAGATCCTGGTGGCATCTGTAATTGTGAGTTGCACGGAACACCATACTTGTCTATATTTTGTTGACGTATTTTATCTTTAAATTCCTGTGTTTTGAACACGCAAGAAACTCCATATTTTTCTATATTGGAATTTAATATTTTGTTTTTGATGTCTTCTGATGCTATATGGTATTCGTTACCGTATTTCGCCAGGTTAGTTTCCTTTGTTTTTGCTTGCCCTTCTACCGAATTTGCAGCCACAGAACACCCATATTTTTCTATATTGGTTTGTGTTCGTTTCGTAGTCATTTTTTCGTAATTACCTGTAATCTTATTACTTTCTACTGATTTCTTTACCTTACAGTTTTTACAGGCGTCTTTATTCACTACCTGTTTATTTGACGTATTGTATTTGTAATATGACATTGTATAATCTGTGTTACAATAATCACACGTAACTGCTACCTTCTTGTGGGATCCGTTAGATAACTCAGAGGGAAGGTAACCGTAATCTGTTTTTGTTTTTTCGTTGTTTATCATGAGTGTATTCTATGCTATCTATTACTAATGAATCAAGCACCTCTATTTATAGAAGAAGGGAGACATAAGCCTCCCTTCTTTGTTACTTTTGTATTGCTCTAACGATTAGCAGCAAGTCTTAGAAGAGGTTCGAAATTAGCACTTTCCGATAATATTGGTTTCTACCAGATCCAAGCCTCATCGCGTCTGGGTTACCGTCGGCGCCGAATACGAATGGATTCGAAACGATGCCGTAACGGGTCTTGAAACCGATCTTAGGCTGGAAGCTGTCTTGACCAACGGCTCTTACCATTTGAAGAGGTACGTATGGACAGTAGAAGATACCCGCATCGTACGGTGAACTACCCTTATAACCAACGCAGAAGAAGTTACGAGTAGTAGCAACGTAAGGATCGATGTAAACCTTGATCTTACCGTTTAGGGTACCGGCGAAGGTATTACCTGTATCGTCTACTTGTAGGTTGGTGCTTAGAGCAGGAGCGTAATCTAGTACGCCAGCCATGCTTAGAGCAGCAGCGGTATCAGAGTCGCATAGGAGGAAGTTACCCTTACCTCTACGAGTTTCCTTAGCGATAGCGTTGCATTCACGCTCGATTTGGAACAACATACCCTTGAACTTTTCAACGCTCCAACGACCGTTCGAGTCAACGTTCAAGTCGAAAGTACCAGCTGTCTGGGTTTGACCTGTACGAGCGCCGGTTCTGGCTACGTTGTAGATGGTTCTAACAACTTCACGGTTGATTTCAGCCATAATTTCGTTAGAAAGAATGTTGGTCAACTCGGTTTCAGCGTCAAGACCGTGGGTGGCCTTCAAGTCTTGCTGCATTTCTAGAGACCATTCGGCCTTGAGGGCGCGGGTCTTGGCTTCAACAATCGTCTTCTCGATTGTGAATGCCATTTCCTTGAATGGGTTAGAAGTAGAGTCACCAAGAGCTTCACCGCGGGAGGTGATCATACCCTGGCGATCTGAGTCAAGAGGTGAGCTGAATGGATCTACGGCTCTCGAATCTGTATCGAAGTTGTAGCCACCAGTGAAACCTACGCCGGAATAACCAGCGGTAGCGCCCGAACCACCGAACTTCGCGTCAGCCTCTAGGAAGAGTGCTTCATCGCCGTCCTGGTTATTATACTTAGATCTTAGTGCGAAGATAAGCCCTGTTGGTCCGTTCAGAGGCTGAACGCCACAGATATCATACGCAATAAGGTTTGGCATAGAACGACGTACCAACGAGATTAGGATTGGATCCCAAGTGTTGACACGGGTCTGATCGATGCTGGTACCAAAGGAACCAGGGTTGTCGCCAATGCTGTTGGATGGAGCAGCTTCTGCTAGATTAGCTTGCTGATTCTCCAACAGAACAGTCGTTACATGCTTACGGTACGAATCTTTGATTTCACCGAATGCTTTGTGTTCGATGATAGATGCCCACTTTTTCTGCAATCTTTCGGAAACTTTGATTTCCATGTTATTCTATCTCCTTTGAGTTCTTTAGTATTTATAAAATCTGATTTTTAGGTCAGTTTACTTGATTCCATATTGCTGAGAAATAGCCTTAGCAATATTACTGATTTCTTCTGAAATGGTCTCTGGCTGTGATTCGCCGCTGTTCTCTTCTGGGGTCAAGTCGTCTTCCTTCTTGGAAGTCTTTTGGTTCTTCGGAGTGAAGTAGCTTTCCTTGATGGTTGAGAGCTTTTCAACCAAATCTTCTGCGGAATCATAGCTAATGTTCTCGGCCAACTGAACAAACTTGTCGAACTGAGTGTCGTTCAGATCTTCTCCGATTTGAACGATAGAAGCTTCCCGGGTTTGTTCGCTTACGAGTGAAGTTAGTTCAATATTGCGTTGAACTTCGGTGTTTAGTGATTCTTCTAGATCTTCGATTCTACCATAGAGTTCTTCCATCAAGTCAGCATCACCTTCTGGGACTTGAATACCATGGTTCAAGAAGAGATCGCGAAGACCTTCAATGAAGGATTCTGTGATTTCGTTCTTGATGCCGTTCTCTACAGCAATTTCATTCTCCTTGACCCACTCGGAAGCAACATATTCCAGATACTGGTTGAGCTGCTCGACTAGTTCAAGACGGTTATTCTCGATTTCCTCAGCGATGAACTCTTCGTATTCTTCGGCGATTTCTTCACGAAGAGATTCGACTCTTTCGTTTAGAGCGGCTTCGAAGATTGTAGATGCTTTGGACTTGAAGTCTTCGGTCAAAGAAGATTCGTTGGCAAACAAAGCGTTCATATGAGCTTGGATATCGAAAGACTCTTTCTTAGTCTTCTTTTCTTCCTTATCATCTTCCTCTTCGTCGTCGTCTTCCTTATCGTCCTCTTTAGAGTCTTCCTCTTCGCCCTTATCATCTTCGTTGTCATCTTCCTTATCGTCATCTTCAGATGAATCATCCTTAGAGTCAGATTCCTTGCCCTTCTTTAGCCAAGGAGGAAGAGTTCCTTCGTTGGTATCAGCCTTCTCAGCAGATCCCTTGGATCCGGGTAGTAAAGGCTGCTTCTTGCCAGCATTGCCAGCCTTGTCTGCTTCGTCTACGCCAATGCCCTTTAAAACTTCCTTCGCCTTGGATTCTGAAATATCTCCGGCGTTCTCAAGAAGTTCCTTAATTTTTTCTAAAACTGGATTTTTTTCCATGAAAGTCATCTCCTTATATACTTAATATTTATACATTTATAGATTTCGCAAGAAATCTTTGAACAGGTTTAGTTTCATTTCCTCTAGTTTTCTTGAACTAGCACTCAAAATAAGTTTTTTGTACTCTTCTATTTGACGTTCTTTTACTATTCCGCTTTCTATAATCCATTCTTTTGATTCCAGAATACCGCGTACAAAGGCTTCTGGAGCAGACGGATCAGCTACAATATCAGCCGCGGTGGCTAGCTTAAAATCGCTATTAACGAAATTAGCTCCATCGCGTTCTGTTAATGTTCCTAGTCCTCTTGACGAGACTCCTAGTTTGGCTCCCTCATCAAGAAGATTTTTGACTATCTTGCCATAGGGGGTATCCACTATTTTAGCTTTTCCTATGAAGTTGGATCCCTCTTTCCTGAGGTCCAATATCATGTGTGAGACTCTTTCCATGTTAACTGTTGGGTTTTCTGGATGTCCGAGTTCACCAAAAGCTCTTTTCTGCGAAACGAAGTCTTTAACATATCTCTGTACTTCTTTTTCCAGAATACTGAGTGGATAGACGCGTCCGTTTCTGTTTTTCAGGTCTCCCTGAAGAAATACACCCTCTATGAAGTATTTCTTCTCTCCACCCACGTCTTCTTTGATTACTTTGATGTCTTGTATAGTTTCTGTGATTAGTTTCATTTTTTATCCTGTTATTCCAAACCCTGAAACCTTATCAACTTCTATAAAGATAGAAAATGCTGTAGAGTCTGTACCAGTAATAGAAGTAGCATTATAAATGTCTATTTGATTTATTCTTTGCGCACCAGTAAGAGGGTTGGCTAACTTAATGCCATGCTCATTGAAATCCCATTGTCCGTTTCCGGATAGATAGACAGCTACGTTTCCGGCTGTCATTGCGGCTGATGGAATACCCCAAGAAACTGCTACAGACGGGGTATAAGATGTAGCTGCTCCGTTTGGTGCATTGCTGATAGACCAATATATCTTCGAGATATCTACCAGAGAAGTGCTGGCTGTAGATCCAGACAAACCATAACTCAAATCAGTCCACAAAATCGATGAAGTTAGTCCACCTGTGTTGAGAACTTGAGGTGAAACCACAGCATCTGTATAATAAGTAAACTTATATACAGCTCTCTGTAAGGTATCTGTTAGTTTCTGTTTATTAAAACTAGCCATTATTCGCCCTCTTCAGTTACTTGTTCAACAAACTCTAACATAGTATCAAAGTCCTTGATGGATAAGCACATTTGCTCAATGAGCCTGTCAGCATTTGTTTGGTTTAGTGAGTCATAAGTGAGACTAATGCTCTCGGCTATTTCTGGTGTAATACATACCTTCTCACCAGAAAGAAGAGTAACTTCTGACTCTTCTTTCGTTCTATAGGAGTGTATTACACTCTCTAGAAGATTATTGGCGAAGTCTTCGTATTCTTCGGATTCCAACGACTCTTTGATTACGTCATTATAAGAAGATATTGCTTCAAGATCATCTATCATTTCTTGAATGCGTTCTTTAACGCACTCATCTTCGAAAAGATTAAGTACGTTTTGTAAAGAAAGAATACTTTCTTGTATTTCTACAGGAGTTAAATTTGATTCGTTGTCGTTTCTTATTTCTGAAAAGTTTTTCATATATTTACCCTTTAGAACCGCGGAAAATTCCCTTTCTTGTTTCCATATTTATTAGTTGGAACATTTACGTTTGGATCAAGCTGAGGATCTAATGTATCTTCTTGCCCAGGAGGGAACCCATCATAGGGTTGTTCGCCGCCCTGTATAGGAGAATCAAAGTTGTTATCTAATCCAAAAGCATCATCTCTTTCTTCTTGATCTATTTGGTTTTGCTCGTCTTTCAAGTTTTCTTCTTCCATCTGTAGGTCCATAAGCTCAATATCAGCGTCATTCTGACGAAGAATATTCTTTCTTACCCATTCCTTAGAATAGAAAGTACCTATAAATGGAGAAATAGCAGTCAACGAGTTCAACCTTTCGTTTTCAACTTCTAGTTCCTTAAGTTCAGAGAAATACATGTCATGAGCAAAGTGGAAGTGAGCTTTCTTCTTGAAAGTGTCTTCCCATTCGTCTTCAGTCATTATTCCTTTAAGAAGTAGTTGCTTCTTTAGTAGTTCGTAAAACACTTCTGAGAATTTTGTTCTAAGCCGTTCAATAAACTTGGCAAACTTTATTTCATCTCTAGAGATTTCCATAGAACGACCGATCTGGAAACTCTTTTGTTCGTTTTCTACTCTAGAATAAGGTATGTTCAGAGCTTTAGAAAGCTTACGAAGGAAGTAGTTTATATCGGAAATTTCACCAATATTGGAGTTCTTTGTAAAGACTCCGCATGAAAGAGCAAAAGTGTGATGGTTATGATATATTTCGTTACCATCTATAGTAAGAGTTCCTACTTCGATAGGATCTGCTATGTATTCTATAGAAACTATTCTATGATTATGTAACGAATGTTGTTTGCGCAACTCTGTCCATGATGAATATCCAAACTCTTTTATAGCTGATTTGATAATCGTAGGGCTAAATCCATCAGATATATTCCAGTTTGGAACTGTCTTAGATTCGTTTAGTTTATTCAAACAAGAACGCATAGCATCGGATTCGTTTAGCAAAGAAACAACGTCTTTGATAGTAACTTCGTGCGTTGATTTCCCCTTTATATTATCTATAATAAAGCAAAGTATTCCGTCTTTTCTAGAAGAAATAATAGACTGTTTTTCCTCTTCTGACTTAGAATTCCAGGAATCCTTCAACGAACAACTTACCTTTTCACAATAAGCCGCGTAGTTTTCTGGATCGTTGTTTTTCATATACTCTATTTTTTGCCTTAATGCTGCTGCGCCCAACTTAGCATTTTCAATACCAAAAGAATGATCTGTGTGATATACAGAGTGGTCATCCCAAGACATATAGCAAAGATTTTCTGGAGTATTATTAAATCTATCGTGATCCTTGTGGTGTATTACGTTTTTGTTGTATTCGGCATATGATTCGTTGTAAATAAAGTCGTGTACTTCAGTATTCTTAAAGAAAGATGCTACCATGCTATGAGTATATACCCATTGTTTGGTGGCATTATCATATACCATTTCATAGTCTTTCTTCTTGTTACCGCCTATTGTCTTTTTCTGACTATAGAAAGGAATAAGTGAAGATCCAGTAGATAACTCATCTGCTCTAACAAATCCTACTCCGTATACAGGGAATTTGTGGTCAGGAGTACATATAATGTGCTTACCATTATCAAAGGTTATTTTCATTACCTTTGCTGATTTTTGAGTAACTCCCGCCCATGTTATAATACCCGGCTTAACTTCTCCGGTTACTTCGTCGCACGAATATGCCCACAATTTCTTTCCAGAATTCATTTCTTCTGTTATTTGAGAAATGGTCAACTCACGACCATCTAACAGAGGAACCTTTGTATCCATAGCCAAGCACGCACCAGGTAAAGTATTAATTTCCGTTCCTTTGCCGCCTTCTCTTCTTGGTAGCCAGTAGTCTTCAAGTACAGATAAGTAACGTCTTTCGTCTCTTACTTCTCCAGTGTTCGCATCATAAGAAAGCTTATTTCTATATCTGTTAATAAGCTCTTTCATGTACTGTTCGGCTTTGGCCTTTGGAAGGTTACCTACATCAATATAGAAAGCACGTCTTTCTGGTGCTCTGGCTAAGCGATAGATAACTACGGAGTCCTCCATCATCTTTAGCTGATTGAGAGGTCTAATAGCCTTATGAAGATAACCAAATACCAATTTCTTTTGAGGATCATATAATCCCGATGTTACATACACGATTACATCCGGACTAATCTTAATACCGGAGATAGAAATACCGGTTCCTCTATTTACTTGAGGAAGAGAAGTGTCTATGATTGTTTTATTGTAAACATAGAACTCATTCTTGATCGTAATGACTTCTATGCCATTCGGATCTAGTTTCTTTTCAATCTCTCTGACCTTTTTCATGTTCAAAGGATCGATATAGCGTATTTCCTTTATTCCGTCTTCTGGATTCTTTTCGTCTATAATAGTATGAAAATAACATCTAGCGTCAATATACCAGCGTCTAAAGTAATCATACCCTTTTGTCCTAAAATTGAGAAGCCCCAGTATTGTATCAAACTCTCTGTATATCTTGTGCTTCGTGGATTCAGAATAATCTAGCTGATCCATGATGAGTTTGACGGGTTCTTCAACCTCGTCCGTCACTATAGCTTCGTTAGTGATTTCTTCTATAGCAGTATCTATTTCTGGGTGTATGGACATCGATCTATAACGTACAACTAAATCTGTATCGTTTTTATAAGAACCATCGATATCAACATACTGACTGCTGAAATGAGAACCCCCGATACCTCGGGCATTCTCAATAGTTATGGCGCCATCGTCAAAAGCAGGTGGAGCAAAGGATTGTCTAGATTCTTGCTCTTTCTTTTGTTCTTTCGAAAACGGGAATTGAAAACCAAATAAATTCATTATATAACCTTTATTTTACTGGCGGCGAAGCTCTGCTTCCAACATAAGGGGCAACTCCTCGTACTGCTGCTCTTAGTTGAGAATCTTTTCCATAATGAGATGATTTTGCTCGATTGATGTGTCTTCCGGTTGGATTGCTTTTGCTAAATTTCTCTGCTTTCCTTTGCCTTCTATTATAGAAAAGTTTCTTGCCAGCATAAAACGGAGCTACCTCGCCGGAGTCTCCCGGATATGCCTTCCAAGCACGACGGTTTAGACGTTTGTTGCCTTCTGAAATAAACTCTTTAAACGTAAGCATACAACCCTTTATGACGAAGTACCTTCCATCTGGTAGTACTGATATTCTATGGTTACTTGAAATGTTTCGATAGCAGTCTGTGCTTCCCAGTTTAGGTCTATTGGTCCAATGTCAGAAGGCCAGCAATCAATGAAAGTATAGTTCTTGATATCTCTGCCTTCTCTGTCTAGTTGAGTAACATACCATTGCTGAGCGTATGACGACAGAGCATTTCGACCGATATTGGTCTCCACTCTGTTCATGATATCGCTCCACTTTTCAAAGGCGTTTCTCAAAGCAAAGTTATTGTCATTATAAACGTTTATTACCCAAGATCCAAATTGGCGGTCGCCTGCTACCTTTAGCTCACGACCTTGAAATGGCACACGAACTACACCAAGGGTGACTTGTGGTAGTTGAGCTGCATAGCATAAAAACTGGATTGTGTTTGATGGATTAAGTCCAGCAGCCGCAACAGCAGCAGCAGGAAACGTTCCGTTTACTCGGAACTGGTTAGCTCTTGCTCCAGACCCGGAAAGCTGATTTTTGAATTCCGATATGTTCATGTTACCGCATCTCCTTAAGGGATTCTATCAGAAATAATCTGGCACAAAGTTATTTATGCCAGATTTGATTATTATCGAGGACTGTTTAGAGAGGTGATTTCTTCGAACGAAACACCAGATCTAGTTGCGATGAAGTTTAGCTGGATATAGTTGATCGAACGCGATGGTTTGATGAATATATCTGCTACAAATCTATTGCTATCGATTATCTCCGAGGTATTATTTGTTTCATCGCAAATAACCTTGAAGTCATAGACACCTCTTCGAGATTGAACATCTCTGAGGAATGGTTCTACCATGCTTACGAACATGGCTCTAGTAAACGCATCGTTGAACTCGAACAACTGATACTTAGCAGCAATGGAAGTTGCTTTCTCTAGTACAATGAAGAGTCTGCGGACGTTGATTCTATCGAAGGCGCTTGGCTTGGTCTGAGCGGTCTTATCACCATATAGAACTGTTCCTTCTCCAGGAAGCGTTACTACTGGGTTGATGGATCTAGCGTACAGATAATCTCTTTCAGCCTTTGTAGGATTGAATGCTAGCTTAGCAACACCCTTAATCTGACCTCTGTTGAAACCAGCTGGAGACCACCAAGGATCGTTGGTGAGGTCTGTTCTGGCACACAAGCCAGCGATATCTGCGTTTAGAGGCACCCAACGCCATACGTCGTTATATCTATCGTACTGATACTTATATCCAGTATCAATAAATGCGTACGAGTTGTTTCCGATAGCATTTCTTAGAGTTTCACATGCAGCAATCTTTGTGGCAGAAGTAGCTGTTGGGTTAGAAACAGCAGGAGACACGAAAGCCACGCAGTCAACTCTAGCCTTTGCTATGTTAGCAACGTTGGCGCTGGCGCTTGAATCTAGTGGTCCAGCAATCAAGAACGACACATCAACAAAATCTGGATCAGCGAACAGACCATATCCAACTGTGTTTCCTGAAGATGGGGCGATATCTGAGTCAGCGGTTGGCGAAGAAGCTGTTCCTCCAAGGAAGGAATAAATTGCACCACCGGTTACACCGCCGTTCCAAGAGAACGCGCTTCCTGGGTTGCTAATCGTACCGTAAGTACCGCCGTCGCCAGCAGGGTGTACAGAAATACCAGTTGGGTGGTTGAGCCACCAAACATACTTGGATTCATTGTTAATAACATTGACATAGTAGTTGGAAGATCCATCTGGGCGTCTAGCGTTGTTAGCCTTGGAAACGCCTTCGTATTTCTCAAGCAACGTACCAGTAAGTCCAGAAAATCTACCATCTTCGTCGATGATAGCAATGTGCATTTCGTCGTACGTTCCACCATAGCCTTCAGCAAATGGGGAAGTTGTAGGAGCAGCAGCAAACTGACCAGAAAGGCTCCATGAAGCAAATGCAGCAGTTCCGTCACACAACTCGATTCGGAGTGAGTTGCCCAATGGACCAGCATACTTAGCAGCAAACTGAGCCGTAGCGCCTGCTCCGGAGTAAGCTATTGTTCCAGAAGAAGTATTGTTATCATATACTTCACTGTTTTTAATCAATATTGATTGATTTCCAGAAGTTGGTCCGGCGACCGCGTTCTTGGAGCTTGAATGTACTGTTCTAACCACCTGAAGGTTATTTCCATAACTTAGAAAGTTGGCAGCTGAGAAGAAGTATTCGTAGGTATCGTTATCTGGAGCACCAAATAGCTGCACCAAATTCGATTCGCTATCTACTAGAATACGCTGATCAGCAGGACCCCACTGAAAATAACCCGCAATTCCGGCTGGAGTGGTAGCCACGGCAGGAATAACGGAGCTAAAATCCCGTTCCTGAACCAAAACACCAGGGCTAACTTGAAATGCCATTATTTTATCTCCTTAAATGTCTTTATATCTTGCTTCGCACGAAGTATTTATAAAAATAGCGATTTCTGCCCATTACCATTCAAAATCCATCTTTTTGCTTTTGGGTTTATTTGGAGTCTCCTCTTCAGCTAGCCATTGTTCAAAGCTTCTATTGTCTTCTTCAAACATGCGACTTGTGATATCGTCTACTCCATCCTCTAGAAATCCAAATAATGTAATGTCATCTTCAGCTTTCTTTATCTTGTCTTCAAACAGTCTCTTTTTGACATCTGTGCTTGTATACTCTTGAAAGAAAGGCTGAGATGTTAACCAACAAAATACTACCAAAGACATAACTACGTCATCATGATTGCCTTCTGATGCAGCATAAGTGTTCTTTGTTTTGACAAACGTGCTGAATTCGGAAACAATATCAAAGTCATTGACTATTATCTTTCTGTTTTCTATGAAATCCTTCAAAACTGAGCATCCATAGTTTTTGATCTGGTAGCTCATCTTGACACCTTTTCTGGACCTACCACTAAACCCACCGTCTGCTTTTTGACCATGTTTTTGAGTAGAGCAAGACACGTAAATAAGATGCTCATATTCCAATTCTTCAACCAAGCTAGTAGCTATGCTATCACCCGTTGGATCGTTATTTTCTATTAGGGTATATGCGTTGTTGTATTGCTTTGCTATCTTATGAATGATATTAGATAGTAACTGTGGCGAAAGCTGATTATTTCTGTAGACTGCTACTACCTTGTATGGGAATTTAGTGCAGTCTATTACGGTTACAGCATGGTAATCTAGGTCTATACCTTGAGACGGGTCTACACATATAGTATATAAATGCTTCTCTATAGGAGGCTCGTAAATCTTAAATCCGTCTGTTGTTTTCATCACTGGCTCGTTATAAACCAACGAAGCTAGAGCAGACGGAGAAAGAAGTGTATTATCAGATCCTAAGAACTCTACTTCAAACTCAGCACTCCATCTGGCTTCTTTGTTGCCAGCGAAGTTTGCCATGATTTGCTTTTTGAACTCTTCATCTCTACCAGGAACTTCATTCCATTTAGCTTCTACTCGTACATACGTGTTTCTGTTATTTACGGAATCCATCCACATTTTATAGAATAGGTTTAGCCCGTTTGGAGTAGAAATAACTACTAGTTTAGTATTAGTACCAGCCGAGATCGTTGGAAATACGGAGCTGAAGAAGTCTTCAGCCAAGTTTGCTGGAACGAATGCGAATTCGTCCAGAATAACAACGTTATGCGTACCACCTCTGGCAGATGAAGACGAGGTAGACGCTACAGTGACTTTAGATCCATTTTCCAACTGAATGCTGTGTTTGTTCCATTCGACAACACCTTGTTGCATCCATTTTGGAAGATGCTCAAATGAGTTCTTAATCATGTTCAGCAAGTTCTTTGCCGTAGTTTGCTTGTTAGCTAGTACGGCAATAGAAATGTTGGGATTAAATAAAAGCTGATGAAGTGCCCAACTCATTGTTGTGGTGGAATTGTGTGAAACTATTCCGTTAGTATAATACAAGTTGCCGTCTTCGACATCAATCAAATCGTACATGTTATCGGATTCGTTTGTTTCTTCTACAGAAAGAACTTCTTCAAACGCATCTCCTTCGCAAAAAATCATATCACCTACTTGTAGGTCGCATGTATATACTTCCATTAGACAAGTAGGGTCATCCAAATCTCTGCGTATTACAATATGATAATCCGCACAAACAAGTTCTCTGTTTGCGGTTTTTATTATCCACTTGGTGTATTCTTTGGTTTTACCAATACCAGAAAAAGATTGATACCCTGTTGGAGTTTCTACCTCCCATTCATCGGTTAAAACTTCTTCTATAAACTCAGCCATTTATAAACTCCAAACATGTAGATATAACTCGATTGGGATCTTTTTTATAATCCCTCTCGGATATATGTAGTATTTTATATCCGTCTTGAATTAAAACCTGATCTCTATCTTTATCTCTTTGCTGGTTTCCTCTGGCTTCACCGTGCCAGTAGTCTCCATCAAATTCAATTATGAGTTTTTTGGATTTTAGGAGGAAGTCAAAGAAAAATTTCTTTCCCGACGGAGATATATAGAAATATTCTTTAGAAGAAACACCGTGGTCTAATTTTTCGTTATTCTCTCCTAATGTAGCAAAATATATATCTTCGTATTGTTCGCGTACCAGTTCGTATACTTTCCAAAATAATTCTTGAGACATTTTTGAATACCCCAAACCATTCATCATTTTTGCTCGGGTTATTCTTTCTATTTCCTCTGGAGGTTTGGAATTTAAGTTATTCTGCCATTTTTCTTGACGCTTGTTCCAAATATCTCGACCTTTTTCTTCCCCGTGTTTAGCAATACATTTTTCCAGAGAAAATGTGGATTGTCTTTCGGCTATCTTTAATTTGGCTTCTTCTTGTGTAAATCCTTGTTTAATCCAAAATTCTGTGGTAGTGTTGTTATTCCCGTTTTCTTTATTAGACTTGCTTATTTTTTCTAGTACTTCTTGTTTATTTGTTGTACTGGCGTGAATAAATTTATCCGAAAGAGCAGAAAATTTCCCACCGTGTTGATATCCTGGATTATCTTTACCTGATGTAAACGTCGATATTTTATTACTATATGTTTCGCTGCATACGGGCTTGTTATATGTTTTGATATATTCTTCTGTATCTATTTTATGAATACGCTTTATATGGGTGGAGATATTATGGGATTTAAGACCACATATTTCACACGCAACCATATCTGGTTCTTCTTGAAACTTTTCTTTACGCTTATTCATTTGTTGGCATCTGAGGCAGCAAAACATCCTGGTATGTCGTTTCGCCGGGAATACGGTATTACAATGGAGGCAAGTTTTCTGGATTTGTTTTGTTTTGTTTTTCATGCAAGTCATTATAGAGTGCTCCTATGGTGGTGTCAAGAATTTCACCCGTCTTTTTGTTGCGAATTCTTATAGGAGTATTTAGACAAACACACTTTCCGCTCTGACGTGCGATCTTACAAATTGTAAACCTATTTTCGTGAATGGTCTTTACTATGTTTTTTTGAAAGTTATACATCTTGAAAGGAGTTATTCCGTGGTCAAGGGAAACAATCTTAACATAGTTTTCCATAAAATAAATGGGATCGTCAGCGCATTTTTGTAGTTCTAGAACTTGCTCTGGAGTAAAATTTATCCTGACTCCTGCGCTCTTTAGCGTAGGATTACCCATATAATTTTCATTGTTGCTCATCGGTTTTAGCTCTCAGTGACTTCAAATTTTCTAATAGTTCTTTGGTTGATCCTATGAAAATAGCATTGTTGGTAACCGTAGGGTTACTCATGTTTTCCATTGTTTCTATTTCTTTTTTCTTCCGATGTAGTTCCAATAACTTTTCGTTGGCTTGTACGCAAGAGTCTATAAGTTTAGCCACCACTTCGAATGCTCTTGGACTGTCCGATTCTTCTGCTACTTCCATTAGCTTTTCTATAGCCACCGTATTTGTTTTGATTATAGATTTCAGATTTGTTCTGACTTCGTTATAATCAGCAGTAGTTAAATCCTGGGGTATAGCTGGTACCGCGGGTATAGGAACCTGACTTATTTCTTCTGGTTCATTATACAAATCTAAAATATCTGCTAGCTTGTCTTTTTTCTCTAGTTCATCACTCATAATTCACCATAATCAATGCGTCTTTCGTATATTGTTCCTGTAGCTCCTATAGATCCGGCTGTTGCTCCTCCCGTTACAGAGAAGATGAGAGAAAGTGCTGTAGCACCAGTTGCTCCCAGTACTAAACTATCCATATCATACTGGTCGTAGAAGTTTACCTCGGACTGAGTAATAATCTTACTTGTTGTAGAAGGACCATATAGATGTACCTTAGCAACAAACTGTATACTTAATGTAAATGATTTGAACTGAGAGAAATCTTCTTCGTAGTCTTCAGATTTCTCTATTTTCAAAATAGAAATAGGTACATCTATCTTAGAATCTGGAGTTATTTCAGATAACGTAACATTAAAATCTGGACCAAAGTATGGCAATATTTGTTCTAGTATTTGTAGCGCGTCGTCTGTGTTCTTGGACACAATATGTAAAGTTATAAAGATATTATACGGAACTCTTTCCATTCGTTCATACATTGAAGTATTAGTAGATTGAACGGGGAATACAGACTTCTGTACGGTGTTTAGTTTTCTGGCTACATCATATTGAATATCTACAAACTCATATCCCATTCTGGGCAAATCCATACCAAACTGGCGAGATAAGTCAGGGTTTGAACTATCAGCTCTGATTACAAACTTCTGCTTTGGTCCATAAGCCAATGGTATTTTTATTCGTTCAAGTTCTTCACTCTGGGAGTTTCTTCTAGAAACATAGATATCATCAAATAGCGTGCCAAATGCTACGATAACTTTTCTGATTATACCGTGATAGAAGTAAGTTAACATTAGAACTCCCCAAACGGATTATCTTCAGAGAAGTCCAGAATATCATCTGCTTCGCTTTGAATCTCAGCATTATCATCAGTCACGTCTATTGTATCGGATATAGCAGTGACTTCCATATAAGCAGTTGTACCTTGCGAGACATACCGAGTGATTGTACTGCTGGATGGTTGCCAGTTTCCTTTTACGTCCTCTATGGATACTGTACTTCCATCGAATGCTTCTATTGTAGCAGAGGCATTTGCACCAGATAGTCCGGCTGTCGCAGATCCATTGGACCATTGATATACTTGTGAACCAATCGCGAAGGTTCCAACGCCACCAGTGACAGACAGATATTTTCTATAGTCAACAGCTTCCACGAGGTTGTCGATCTCTGTTTCGCCGGTGGTAAAGACTTCTTCGCTGTAACGGAAGAGTTCGCAAGATAACTTGAATACATAGTTTTTGCCTAACTGATAAAATGGATATTCGTGTTCGACGAACTTTAGTTCGAAGAATCCTTTGGTTAATGGAAAGTAGATAATGTCGCCTTCCATCGGCCTTTCCATGTTTGTTTCTTTTTGAAACCTTTTCTTAGAAACTATAAAGGTAGCATTATCATGAACTTCTAGACCAAACTTAGCCAGTATATCTCCAGACCCCTCAAAAGAGTTAGCTGTTTCTAAGTACATTTCTATTGGTCTGGCATCACCAAACAGAGATCTTGGATCTTCGCCAAACAACCAATCTTTATTCATCATCGTTCTAGGAAGATAAAAAACATCCATCCCTTTGATCTTGATACTTTCTATAACAAGATCTTCTACGAGATTCTGTTCGTTATATTGCCTGATATGATTGAAATAATGGTTGGTTGACATATGAAGTATTTATGCTTTCTTCGGATCTATTGGATTTTC